GGGCCCGTAGGAAATGATCTGGTGATTTTGACTCCCCTCCCCCCTCAGGGAGGTTCTTCAGAACACCTTCCGGGCGCTCTTCCGTCGAGCCTGATTGGCTCTCGCGGCCTCGGCTTTGCTCTTGGCCTCGTCGCAGGGAGGGCACAGCAGGCCCAGGTTGTCGAGGTCCTTGCGTGCTCCGCCCTCGAAGATCGGCACGATGTGGTCCAGGACGAAGCGCTCGGCCTCTGGATCATCGGCCATGACGTCCTGCTGGTCGGCCCCGCACCTGTAGCAGCATCCGTGATCGCGTGCGGTGACCCTGCGCTTGAGTTTGCGCCACTCGCCCGACGTGATGCCGTAGCGCGCCGCCTTGTCGTCCCTGCCTCGCCACGGGATGGGCTGGTGGTCGTCGCAGCGTGCCCCCTTGGTGGCCAGCTCACGGCACTCCGGGTCGGTGCACCGTGAGGGAGGAGAGGTAGGCATCCCGCCCTCCTCTCCCCCTGGCATCCCCTGGGGTCTACTCGCCCTTGTCGACCCCGGTGGCTTCCCCGTTGACCTGGGTGGCCAGCACTCTCGCCTGTGCTTCCTTGCGTGCGGGCACAGGGCACAGCATGACCTTGTCGCCGTTCTCGATGGTGATGAACAGCTGGTTCATGTCCTTCCTTAGCGCAAGCGCGAACAGCCCTGTGAGGAGTACTCGGGTGGCTGTGACGCGCTTCCCGGCCTCTTCCCCACGCTCGATGGTGATGCGCGCCCCCTCGACGGGGACGGGGTCCTGGTTGGGGGCCCTGAACTGGCCGCCCATGACGGTGAGGCCTGCTGCTGCAGCCGATGCGGTGATCTGTCGTTGCCGTCTTGCTGCGGCCTTCTCGTCGTCGCTCTTCTTGCCGAACATGGTGCCCCCACGGGTCGCGGTTGAGCACCCATGGTGGCGCAAGCGCGCGAGAGAGGAAGGGCTTACGGCCCGGCGAGGGGCTCTAGGTGATGCTGAGCATCCCTGACTGCCGGGTGATGTTCTCGGCTCCGGGTGGGTCGAAGGCGACCCATACCCGGTAGGTGCCGCGGGTGAGTTCGAGGGCGCCGCCGTCGGGCCCGATGAGGAGCCGCGCTTCGCCATCCGCCCATTCGGCGGTGCGCCATTCGTCTTCGGCCGGGTTGTCGGCGTGCAGGACGACCGCGATCCGCACTGGGGATGTGGTGAGGTCGACGCCTGCGGGGCCCGTGATCGGGATGTGCAGGTACTCGGTGGAAGAGGCGGGGATCAGCACGGTGCGCCCACCTCCCAGCTGCTGGCGTGCGGTGCGCCCACCGAATAGGGCGCGCCGGCTGGGGCGCCGACGGTGACGTGGAGGTCCACGTCGAGTCCTGCGGCGGTGAGCGGCCTGGCGGTGTCGGTCTCGGCGGTCGGGGCGAGGACGGCGCTCTTGGAGCCTGCGAGCGGCTGCGCGGCCTCGACCGAATCGGCTACGCCGAGGCCCTGGCCCTTCGTCCCGGCGAGGGGCTGTGCGGTCTCGGCTTCCGCCGCGGCGGGCAGGGTCGCCGTCTTGGATCCGGCGAGGGTCTGCGGGGCTTCGGCTTCGGCCGCGGTGCCGAGTGTGGCTGCCTTGCTGCCGGCTATCGCCTGCGCCGCCTCGGACGCGGTGGCCGTGGCCAGCGTGCCGACCTTCGCGCCGGTGAGGGGCCGCGCCGTCTCAGCGGCCGATGCGACGCCGAGCGGCGCCGACTTGGCGCCGGTCAAAGCCTGCGCGGTCTCGGTGGAGGATGCGGTTCCGAGGGTGGCTCCTGCGGTGACGTCCCCCGCAGTGAAGTCGTCGAAGCGAAGCGTGCCGACCGACTCGGCGCGGATCCCGACCGACGTGCCAGTCGTGACAGCGGTGTCGGTGACGGAGATCCGTTCGACGCCGTTGATGAAGCCCTTGATGGTCGACCCGACCGCCTGGATCCTCACCACGTCGCCGTCGACGGCCGCCGCGGCGTAGCTGCCGATGGGGTTGAAGCTCCCGCCGACGACCCAGAACAGGGTCCACTCCGTGCCGTCGTTGCGCAGCAGGTAGCCGTTGCTGAGGGTGCTGTCGCCGCGGCACCACACGCCGTGGCTGACGGCTGCGGTGACCGCGATGGTGACCTGGGCGTAGTTGTCGCTGCCGTCCATCGCCCCGGCGGCCCGGAGGATGATCGTGCCGCCCGCGGAGCCGGACGACAGCCGGCCCGAGACGATCGACCAGTCGCCCGATACCTCCACCCAGCCGGCGCCGAGGCTGCTCGAGTCCGCGCGGTTGAAGTCGTCGCTGAACGTCGCCACGGCTACGCGCCCTAACTGGCCCGGAAGAAGTCCGCGATGGCCAGGGTGAACGTGGTTCCGTCCGGCGACCAGGTGACGTCCGCCTTGGTGACCGGGATGAGATCGGCGTCGGTGCCGGTGCCGGTGTCCGGGTCGTAGCAGATGACCATCGCGCCGATCGGGTTGCCGGTGGGCGATGTCCAGACGACGTCGGCGGCGTCGATCTCCACGCGGTCGAGGGTGTCGTTGACGGTCACGGTGACGCCGCTGAGCGTCTTGCGGCCCACGGTCGTCTGCTCGTTCGTGGTGCCCGACACGACGTCGGCGAACGTGTCCTTGTCCTTCAGGACCGAGTCTGCCTCCAGGCCGCTGGCCTCCAGCGGGATCAGGATGAGGGCATCACTCGCGGCCGGGAGAGCGGCCAGCGCCGCCGCCCGGCCGAGGGCAACATTGAAGGTGATGTTCGCCATCGCGGGCGTCCTCTCGGGGAGCCGAAGGTGGGGTGTCCCGCCGTCCGCGACGGGGTGGCAGGGACGGCGGGACGATCAGGCGGCGCGGGCTCCGGCCGGCAGCGCGGGCGGCTTGCCCGGCTCGAGCAGTTCGTGCGTGAACTCGTCGCGTCGGCCGTGGGGAAGGTCGTGCACGAGGTAGCGGGCCTGCTTGCCCTTGCCCTGCTTGCCGATGCGTCCTTCGGATGCCCAGCGCCAGATGGTGCCGACGGGAACGCCCGCGTACCAGGCCGCATCGGCGGCGGTGACGTAGCCAGGGGGCATGGTTCACCTCCCCGTGAAACGGGCGAGGCCCACCAGTGTTGGTGGGCCTCAAGCGCACGAAGGCTATTTGAGCAGATCATGACTTCGGTGGGTCAGAACTGTCAAGCCGTGATCGAGGGTTCGCGTGTCCCCTGCTCGGTGATCTGCCGGTGCATCACGCTGGCCACACTCTCCCATTCGCCGTCGAGGATGAGGCGACCCGGCTCACCGGTGAGCCTTCCGGCTGCGTCCATGGGCAGCAAGACCGGGATCTCGTCGGTCGTGTCGAGGCATGCCCAGACGGTGCCGCGCGCGTCGTATCGCTGGCCGGCCGGGAGGAACCGGTCTCGGAGGTCGAACTCCTCGCCCGTCCCGGGGTGCACCCACCGGTTTGCCTCGTCGGCCTTGGCCGAGCAGCGGGCGCACTGGTTGTCGCCGTACAGGTGCTGCTCGCAGAAGTAGCCGCTGCAGCCGTGGTCGTCGCCGCGCGGGTCCTTCCCGCACAGGTGGGCGAGCCCGCGGTTGATCTTCGCGGTGCAGCCTTTCTCCTCGCAGGTCGCCGGGACTTCGTATCCAGCCCAGATGCGGTCACCGTTCGGGCGGATGATCTCGTAGCACGCGTATCCCATGGTTCGAGTGTCCTCTCAGGTGTTGTCGGTGTGGCTCAGCGGTCGATGCTTCGGGTCACGATCGCTCCGCCGACGACGGCGATCAGCAGGTAGACGGCCAGCGCCATGAGCATCCCCGCGGTGCTGGGGTCTCCCGGGAGCAGGATCAGCACGAGGGCGATCACGCCCAGGATGAGCGGGGCGAGGATCGTGTACATCCAGTACAGGGAGTGGTAGCGCTCCATGGCGTGTTCCTCAGAGGTTGCGCGCGTGGGCGAGTTCGGCGGCGCGGTCGAGGTAGCGGGCGGCGAGCGAGGGGGTGGCGCGCCGGTCGTTCCAGGCGGGCACGGATTCGGCGTCGGGGAAGTCGCGGCGGATGGCCTCCAGCAGGACAGCGGCCGCGTCGTCGGCCTGGTCCCGGCTGCCGGCCTCGATACGGATGACCCCGAGGGGGCAGGCGGCTCCTTGTTCGTCGCGGAGGGCTCCGGTGCACCAGCCGCCGGTCTCCAGCCGGATCCGGGCCCGGTGCAGGGTGATGGCGAGGGGGGTGGCGTAGGGGCAGGTCTCGAGGGTCGGCACGAGGGTCGGTGACGCGTCGACGTGCGGGATGGGGTCGGCGGCGGGCAGGTGCGCGGTGTTCACCTCGTAGGCGACGGCGGCCTGGGCGAGCCGGTCGTCCATGGCGAGACCGGCGAGGGCGAGACGCTCATCGAGGGTGAGGACGGGCGCCCTGGTTGCGGGCGCGAGGGTGGCCATGGTCACCGCTGGGCCTTCCCGGTGCCGCGGCACTCGCGACAGGGCACCTTGCGCTGGACGCCGCCGAAGGCGGTGTAGAGGACGCGGTTGCCGGTGCACTGCCAGCACAGGCCGCGGGCTGCGGCCTCGCCGGGTGAGAGGGAGCCGTTCTGGGCTTCCCATTGCTCGTCGGTCATGATGGTGATCTCCTGTTCGGTCTTATTCGGGCAGGGAGGGCGGGGCGCCCTTGGTCGCTTCCAGGCATTCGAGGGGCGCCCCGGCGCAGCTACTTGCGGCCCAGCGGGGTGGCGGCGTTCGCCCAGGAGAGCTCGGACAGCTCGCCTCGTGCGGCGGTGCCGCGCTCGTGTCGCTGGGTGATCTCGTGGGCGATCCGTTCGGCGGCGGCGCTGTCGCCGCGCTGCATGGCGGCTACGAAGTCACGGACGGACTGGTGCTTGTACTGCGGCATTGGGGTGTCTCCTTCTCGTGGGTGCGGTGGGGTCGGGTGCTGTCAGGCGCGCCAGCCGCCGAGACGGCGCCGCTTCTTCGGGTCGGAGCCGTCGCGGACCTGCTTCTCGAGGCCGCGGATCTCGGCTTCGTCGAGGACGGCCGTGTAGCCCTTGGGGAGCGGGCCAGCAACCTGAGGGGCAGGGTCGGCGATGTTGCGGATGTTGGCGGGCGGCGCGTCGTAGACGGGCCCGTGCAGGCGGCACAGGTCGACAGCGCTGTAGCCGGACTCGGTGCAGGGGCTGCCGGTGAGGGGCAGGCGCCCGGTGAAGACGTGGGTGGTGGCCAGGTAGGGGTCTTCGTAGGGGGCGATGTTGCGGGCGACCTTCGCGACGGTGTAGTAGCGCTGGCCGAGCTTCAGCTCGCGGGCGAAGCGCTTCGAGTCGCCGGGCTTCCAGGTCTTCGGCATGATCGGTCTCCTGTCGGGTGTGTGGTGGTTTGTTCCTGCTGATCAGGGCTGCTCATCGCGTGTTTGTGCAGGTCAGGGCCGCTCTGGGGTCTGATCAGGGGTCGCTCAGAGCAGTCGGTGAGCGGACCGTGAGCAGTGGCGTGAGCGGCTGTGACCTGCGGGTTTGCGGGCTGATCAGGGCTGAGCGAGCCCTGATCAGGGGTGCATTCTTCGCGTAACGGTCACAGCAGGTTGGTGAGCTTGGCGGCCTTGAAGCCGCGGGGGTTCTGCTCTTCACCGATCTGGCCGAGCGTCACCGGGGCCCCGGCTCCCGCATCCTTCATGCGCGCCTTCAGCCCGTCGACGGTCATCTCCCCGTAGGAGCCCGGGTCGTAGTCGCGCAGGGCGAGGAGCAGGTGCTCGGTTTTCATCCGGTCGACGCCCGTCTTCTCCATGACCGCGACTGCGTCCTCGACGATCACGTCCGTGGCCTGGGCTGTCAGCTCGGCACCGGCCGGCGGCACGGCGTCGCACAGCCTGAGGAGCTGCTCCCAGGAGAGGAGCTCGACCGGGGCCGGCTTCTTCAGCTGCCCATCCCCGTCGTAGACCGCCTCGACGTACTCGGGCAGGTCCACGCTGCGCATCGCGTCGAGGCTGTCCTGGTCGGGCTCGACGAAGCCGGCCTCCCTGCGTTCTTTGGCGAGCTTGCGCAGGGTCGCGGCGGGCGTCTCGTGCACCTTGTACTCGATCGGCTCGTCCGGCATGCCGGGCACGCCCTGGATGAAGATGTGCCCGGCGTCCTTGGGGTCGGTGTCGGTGGCCGGGGACAGCTTGTGCGGCAGCCATCCCTCGGCGACAGCCCCGTCGCCGAACAGAGCCCGGGTGTCGCCGACCTTGCACGGGCCGACGGCCTTGCAGGCGACCATCTGGGCGAAGTTCTCCCCCAGGTAGCCTTTCTGGCCGCCCTGGGAGGCGATCTCCAGCTCGATCAGTTCCTTGCGGCCGACGAGGAGCAGGTCGAACGCGAGCCTCTTGGCCAGCTCGGTCGCCTTGGGGAACTCGTCGAAGAACACCGTGTAGGCCGGGTGTTCGGGGCTGGCGATCCACTTCTTGCCCATGCCGAGTTTCTTGCGCAGGCGGGCCCGGGCCTTGGACATGACGAGGAGGAACAGCAGGGCGGCTTCGATCTGCTCGTTGGTGCGAGCGGTGAGGCGGACGCAGTCGCCGAGATCTTCGAGCCCGTCGCCGTGCGGGTCGAGGTCGATGGTGATGTTGTCGCGGCAGGCGGTGGTGCCTTCGGCGAGGGCTTGGAGGATGCCGGTCTTGCCGCCGCCGGACGCGGCGACCCACAGGCCCATCACTCCGGCCAGGGACATTTCCAGCGGGTCGCCGCCGACCGAGGTCCCGATACGGAACCGGTCGGTGATCGACATGGACTTCGGGGCACGGTAGGGCAGGCCGGGTGCGGTGGCGAACGGGTCGCCTTCGACGAGGCGGAGGATGGCGCAGGCCCGGCGTTCGACCATGGGCTGCGGCCGGACGCCATTGGTGGGCAGGTCGAAGCGGGTCTCCAGGCCGCCCGCCTTGGCGATGATCGCCTCGGGGGTGTTCTCGCTGACGCGGACCTTGCACTGCCACCCCCACGGCTGCTGCTGCATGTCCCACACCTCGACGACAGGCACGTTCTCGGCAGCCATGGCGAGGAGGACGCAGATCGCGGCCTGCTGCGGTGTCTCGGCGCGGCGGATCGGGAACGGCTTCGCCCCTTCGGGCAGGTCGTCGAGAGTGACGGAGCTGTGGCTGCGGATCGTCTCGTCGGCGGGCAGGCCGAGAGCGGTGTCGGCGTCGGGCTGGCTGCGGTCTCGGCCGTGGAAGGCGCCGAGCCCCCAGAAGCTCGCGGCGGCTGCAAGGTCGAGCCACAGGCTTCCGGTGGCGAGTCCGAACATGCCGCCTCCGGTGACGGCCGCGGCCACGCCGGCGGACTTGCCGGTGTAGGCGAGGCGGTGGCGCCTGTATTCGGTCCGCAGCTCGGCGCGGCGGGCCTGGAGGCGGGCTTCCTGGGTGACGTCACCGTCGGCGTCGCGGATGGCCCGGTCGGTGGAGGCGATCATCTGCGGGTAGTGGTCGCGGTAGCGGTCGAGCCAGCGACGGCCGAGCTGCCGGTAGCCGCGGACGGTGTGCGGCAGGAGGGCCAGGTTCGCGATCTGGTTGGTGCGCTCGGCGATCGAGCGGACGGAGACGGCCGGCTTCTGAGGGGTCGGCTCGTCCTTGAAGACGGGCGAGGCGGGCGACGGGACCAGGGTCAGCGCGGGCCGCTCTTCCATTTGCGGGGTGGCCATCTGGTCCTCCTAGTGGTGGTGGCCGTTGACGGCGGGGATGCGGCGGGGAGAGCCCCCGCGCTCAAGGGCGGCTTCGATCTTGGCGACGGAGCCGAACGGGACGCTGTCGCCCTTGGTCCGGCGGTGCGGCGGAGGCATCTTCCGGCCGCCCTTCTGGGGCACCGCCTGAGGCCTCTCAGGGGTAGGGGGTAGATCGGATGCCACCTGCGAAGATCCAGGCGCTGAGAGCAGTGCCGAGGGGGCGGGGTAGAGCCTCGTGAGGAGACGCCCGCGAACGCTTATCGGCGCACCGTTCGCTTCATCCATCGCTTCGGCGAGGGACCGACGGGAGGCGACCTGCTGGGCATGCAGCGCGGGGGTCATGCACGGGGAGTCCGTGCCGTAGAAGATCTCCCACGCAGCGGCGAACGCCTTCTCGAACGCGAGGGTGCCGTAGGGGGAGGCGGATACCAGCCGCTCGGCGAGTTTCACGACGTCCTTGTGGTGGCTGCGGCGCTGCTTCTCATGCTTGGCGCGGGCCTTCGCCTCTGCCCGTCGCTTCTTCTCTGCCGCATCGAACGTGAGCGTGGTGACCCACTGGCGGACATCGAAGAACAGCGGGCCGAGCAGGGTCACGGCGGCGAGGCCGTAGCCGACTGCAGGTGCGATCCGGCTGCCGTAGTCGTAGTTGATCCAAGCGGCGTACCCGGCAGCGCTCAACGAAAGAACGCGAAGGACGCCTCGGACCCACCCGGGCATCTTCCGTTCGTCGGCGTAGGCGACGCCGGCCTGCATCACCCAGGCGGCGCCTTCGAGGGCGAACGGCAGGGGCAGCAGCATGACGCTGATCGTCACGAAGTGCGCGACCTGCGCGGGCAGGGAGGCGAGTGCCGACGCGGCGACGAGTGCGAGGGTGCCCTTGCGGTACACGTTGCCGGGGGTGAGGGTCTTCTCCCGGCGGGCGGCGCGGGCCTGCCGGCGGGCGGCCTTGTCGCGGCGCCGCTGCGCGTCGTCTTCGCGGCGCTCCTTCTTCGCCTCGCGCGCTTCCTTGCGGCGCAGCTCGGACTCGAACGCGCGGTCCTCGCGCCGCTGCTGGGCGTCGGCGACCTTGTCGGCACGACGCTCTTCGAACCAGCTGCTCACGGTGATCGGTGTCCTTTCGGTCTAGCTGGCGGTGACGCGGGCGCGTCGGTTCATGCGGACGTCGACGCCTTGGCGGCTGCCGTCCGGGGTGGTGGTGCGACCGCTCCAGTGGTGGTCGCCGGGTGCGCTGGCCTGCCACGCGGGGCCGTTCCTGGGCCCGCGATGGTCGTCGGTGCGGCCGGACCCGCCGGTCTGCTCGTTACGCCACCCGGCCATCAGGCGGCCCTCACCGGGGTGTAGCAGTGCCTCAACAAGGCGAGGAGGCCGGCGGCCAGGAGCACAGGGCCACCGATGGTGGTGATGACGATTCCCGCGCCGGCCGCGATGACGGCAACCGGGGCGGCGGCCGGGTGCCAGAGACCGACCACCAGCAGGTAGAGGGCCAGCAGCGGCCAACGAAGCTTGCGGATCATGACGACCTCACTCGGGTCGAGTCGGGATGGTGGGGTGGTGCTGCGCCAGATCTCCTTGCCGCCCGGCGCGCGACCGGGCGACGCGGACAGCCGGTCAGCGCTCTACGACGGGACGGTGCAGGTCGCGGTGCTCGACGGTGGCGGTGACCCCTTCGTCGGCCAGGGCCGCCTGGAGCGCTTCGGCCACGACCGCCGCCCTGTGCCGGCCTCCGGCGCAGCCGACTGCCACGTCCACGGCCTCGCCGCTGGGGCCGTTCCGGTAGGCGACCGCAGCGTCGGAGATGGCTTCCACCAGCGCGGGGATACCGGGCGTGTCCAGTACTGCTCGGCGGACCTCGCTGTCGTGCGCGGTCATGGTGCGCAGCTCCGGCGTCACGTGCGGGTCACGGAAGTGGTGTCGCAGGTCGAAGGTCAGGTGCGCGGGCGGCGGGTCGCCGTGCAGGTATCCGAACGAGGTGATGCGGACGCCTGCGCTCACCGGAAATCCCGGTTGTATCCGTCGAGGGCGGAGTCGAGGCGCTGCTCGGCTCGGGCCACGAACTTCTTGTCGCCAGACTTGCGTGCTTCCTTGACGACCTCACTGCGGCGGGCGATGCGGTTCTCCCATTCGCTCTTGCTGGCGGGCAGGTCGTCGACGTTGTTGGTCTTCTTGAACAGGCCCATAGCGGGTTCCTCTCGTCGGGTGACGGATCGCTGATCGCGGTTCCCCTCGACCGAGCCCGTGCGGGACGGGCCCGGCGGGCAGCCGGCCAGCGTTCAGGCGACGTCGCCGAGGCCGGCGCCGAGGAGCTCGTCGGTCAGCTGGGCGCCGGGGTTGGCCTTGTCGTAGCGGGCGGCCTCGGCGAGCAGGGCCAGCTCGGCGAACTCGTCGCGGGCGGTCACGTACCGGGCGATGAGGCCGGTGCGGTAGGCGGCGTCCGACGACGGGGCGGAGATGATGAGGCGCAGAGACATGGCGGTGCCTTTCGGGATCAATGGGGTGGAGGGTGGCAAGCCGCCGGGCGGGGACGGGGGGTTGGTCGGACCCGCCCGGCGGCGGTCTGGGGGTCAGTCCTGCGGGATGTGCCGGCCGCTGTCGCGGTGGGCGTAGGCGCGCAGTGCGCCCGGCTCGTAGGGGCCGCGGACCAGGTTCATCAGGTCGTCGGGCCACCAGCCGAGGAACACGTCGTCGATGTCGGCGATCAGCTGCGGGTCGAGGTCGTCCATCACGCCGCCGCCTTGGGCCGCTGCTGCGACTGCTTGTTGGCTTCGCGGACCTTCTCGAGGAGCTTCGCGCGCTCGGCGTCGGTCACCGCTCCCCCTCGACGAGTCGCAGGTGGGGTGCGTCGTAGGCGCGGAACCCGGTGGCGAGGCGGGTGTTCGTCACCGGGTCGGTGACCGCGATCCGCAACCTCGGCCGCCCGTCGTCCGGGGTGGACACCTCGGCGATGATCGCGTCGGCCGCCTTCTGTGCCGCGACGAGGCGGGGGTCGGCGCTCACGACGCGTTCCGGTAGGGGTGCGGGCCGCGGGGCCGCTGGGGAAGCTGGTCGCTCGTCTTGCCGTGATCGTCGGCAGCCAGCGGCCGGCGCACGAACGTCGACAGGTCGTGGGCGGCGCGGTCGGCGGGCGACAGGCCGGGCTGCGTGGCCGCGGGACGGAAGGAACAGGTCGAGGCGCTCATGGTCAGGCCACCTCCGTGGCGATCTCAGAGTCGGCGAGGTACGCGTCAACAGCCGACGAAGGGAAGCGAAGGCCGCGGGGTCGGACCGCGCCCTGACCGTGTCGGTGGCTACGGAGAGCGCCGCTCCGGGCGAGTCGGTAGACCGTGGTCAGCGACAGGTTGAGGGTCTCGGCGACCTCGGCTGCTTCGAGCATCCGCTCGGCGCTCGCGGCGGGGGCGGAGGTGGTGGCGTGCATGGAACTCCCTTCGGACATGACTCGGTCGGTAGGCCCCGTCGCCGGAACCTGTCTAGGACCACTTAAACAGCCCAGACAGCTCAGGTCAACGGATTGGTACTAGACAGGTTCGGACGGCATGAGAAAGCCCCCAGCCGCAAGACTGGGGGCTAGCGGGCAAACGCCCTGGTCACGAGGGGAAGTTGTAGATCAACCTGTAGCTGTCCGAGTCCAACTTCATTTCATTGACTTCAATCGGACGGTCGTTCGCGTCGTAGGCCGTTCGGACGATGAGAATGATCGGCGTACTCATCGTGATACCCAGCAGCTTCGACTCGTCGGAGAGTGGAAGGCGGACCTCAATCTCCTCGCTGTACCGGGCGGGGCCGTGGCCGATCTCGTCGAGCCTCGCATAGGTGCCGCCCGGGCCGGTGTTCAGCTCCGTGATGGCCGTGCCTGCGACAAGGTCTGCGGGATACCAGGCCACCGACTGCTGAACGATGCGGCTCTCGGAGCGATACAGCTTGCGGCGGCACCACACCTTTTCGCCCCGCACGCCCAGCGTTCGCGCCACATGCTCCGGAGGATCAGCCTCAAAGACCTCGACGTCCTCGTTCCGGTCCCGCCCCTGCAGATCCTTGTCCCAGATGGCTCGCCCGGCGCCCCATTGCTTTCGAGACAAGCGCTCGGCAGCATCCCTGGGGATTCGCCGGAAGCTTCGCAGATAGACCCCAGAGCCGCTCCGCGACTCGATCAGGTCGGCGACGCGAAGCAGCTGGAGCGCATCTCTGACCGTGTTCCGAGCGGCGTCGAACTCCTCAGTGAGAACGCGCTCACTCGGGAGTTTTCCGGTCTCCGAATAGTCGCCGGCCTCGATCCGCGCACGCAGCTCATCCGCGATCTGCTCGTAGCGCGGCTTCTTGCTCTGCGCTGGATCCTTCACCATGCCCTCCTGAAGTGGTCGAGTGCGTCAAAGGTACCTGTCTACCTGGCCGAATCGAGTAGCCCTGTACCAGTTGGCAACACCGCCAACTCAGACACCTTGACAAGCAGTCCTATACCAGTGGAGTCTCCTGTCCAGGACGGCCGCACAGAGTGAGCGGTCACGGACCGAGGGTGCGTTGGTGTGCCCGACAGGAGCGCCATGTTGAGATCGTCCGACGGCGGCCCGATCCAGATGTACGAGGACCCATACGATCCGATCATCAGCTACTCCAGCCCGATGGCTGGCTGGCTGTACGCGCGGGACGCGGAGATCCCCAACTACTGGATCGCGGTGAGCGAAGAGCCGGTACAGGACCAGCAGTCAGAAGAAGCCGCAACGGCGCGCAAGCAGCGGACCCCCAAGAAGTCGAAGGGCGGTGACGACTCCATCCGCACTGCCCTGTATCGGCTCCGCAACGCCAGCGGGGAACTGCTGTATGTCGGCATCAGCGCAAAGCCGCCTCAGCGCTGGGGACAGCACGCCGCCGAGAAGGAATGGTGGCCAGAGGTTGCGGGGCTGTCGCTCGAGTGGTTCGACAGCAGGGCGGAGGCGCTGGCCATGGAAGCCCACGCCATTCGTACCGAGCGGCCGATCCATAACGTGCAGCACAACAGTTCGGCGGCCTGAGCAGTGCATCGACTTCTGGCCATCTCGCCGCCCGGCTGACCATCAGGTCGCGTACTGGGACGGGTAGCGCATCCTATCGCCTGTTCCAAGTCCGACGTTTGCGCTGGTGAGCATGCCTGGAACGACTGTCCGACCGCGCACATGAGGACTTGATCTGACGGTGGCAGGGTCTCTACGGTTCGGTCGCCGGAAAACGCGAACGGCCGGGCGCTACCAACGCCCGGCCAGTTCATCCACAGCGAGTTCCCGCTCGCTGCATCAACCCATCCCGATCAAAGAATGAGGTCTGCCATGAGCGTACCGCCTGCCCTCTCCCCTGCCCAAGTCCTCGACGCCCCGCTCGACGTCCTGCTCGCCGAGACCGGCGTCGAGATCTTCGACTCTTCGATCACGGACCGCTCGTTCTTCGGTGCGGTCGTGCAGCGGAAGAGCGGCGAGACGTACCTGGCGATGCCGGCTGGGCGCAGCGAGCTGGAGCACGACACGATGGCGCGCTATCTGATCGCGCAGGCCTTCGACGTGGATCTGCCGGAGCTGCCTGCTCCGTTCGTGACGTCGGTGATTTGACGGTGCTTTCAGGGCCTCCAGCCTGCACGGTTGGAGGCCCTCGTTTGGTGTCTCGCCGACACCTTCTGTCCTACGTCTTCCCTCCCGCCTCAGCCCTCGTAGACTGGCCGGGCCACCACCGAAAGGATCCACCCATGCGCCCCGCGGATTTCCGCGATCACCTCGTTGACCTGCTGAAAAACACCCCGGATGTGCAGCGGGTGGAGGTCTTGGATAGTGGTCCGTACCCCTACGCTCTGGCTGCGACGGTGGGCGGCAAGGAGCATCGCTGGCAGGTGATCGGACAGCTGGCTGAGGGGGCGAAGCATGACACGCCCACTGCGCCTGTGCATGGCCAGCCGGCGGCGTGGACGAATGCTCCGACGTCGGCTGCACCTGATGCGTGGCTGGGCGGCGTGATCGGCGCGGCGGAGGCCCCTGACACGCGGAAGATCGACGTCTGGTCGGCGCGCGGCAAGAGCAGTGCGGGGCTGACGGTGTTCTTCCACAACGGGGAGCGCGCGTTCGTGCGCCACGTCTGACTGGTTGCGCCCTGTGCGGCGCTGCGTGTGCGCTGGACGATTCCGGTACCCGATGGTGGAGGTACCGCATGGAGCGCATACGCGTTGGCCGCGGCCGTTTCGATCCTGGCCGACTGTCTGGCAGTTGCCCGGTGTGTGGGGCGGGAGTCGGCTCGGAGCCCGGGACACCGACCACGATCCATCAGCGGAACGGCACCGGGACGGAGACCTGCCCGGGTAGCGGCCAGCCCGCAGCTTGACGGCACGCGAGAAACCCCCGCCTCGAGGCCCGAGGCGGGGGTTTCGTCGTTCGTCTTCCGCCGCGTCTGCGCCCGCGCGAGACTGCCGGGCATGGATCTTTCGAAGGGTGTGCCGGCTGCGGAGCCGCGCGTGTTCAAGGGCTGGCAGGCGTCGGCAATCGTGTTCCCGGAGCGGGTGGAGTTCCGGCGGCGGTGGGTGACGTGGTTGACGGGGAATCGGTCGGGGTCTGTGCTGCTGGACGAGGTGCTGAAGATCCATACGGTGGATCCGACGCGGCTGGTGAACGGGCATGTGCACCTGATGACGGCCCAGGATCCGGGGGCGGCGCGCACGTTGACGACGGTGCCGCAGCAGCAGCCGGGCGGGAACCCGCGCACGATCATGTTCACGTGGGGGCAGCGCGAGACGTATGCCGAGTTCGTGGCCGCCGTCGAGGAGGCCTGGCGGGAGCGGCGACCGCAGCTGTAGACACGACAAGGGCCCCTCGACCGGACGGCGGTCGAGGGGCCCTTCGTCATGCGGCCCGCCTCTCGGCGAGCGGCAGGTGCATCAGTTCGGTGTGCCCGTACTGGGTGTCGCAGTTGCGGCAGCGTTCGCCGGGGCTGTCGAGGGTGACGCGGAGGGTGTTGCCGCAGGGGCAGCGGACGGGGACTTTGATGGCCGGCTTCTCGCCGGTGATGATGCGGCGTGCCTGGCCGGCGATCTGCCGCAGCTCGTCGGCGAGTTCCCGGATCGCCGGGTGTTCGTCGCAGAGGACGCCGAGGTTGGCGAGGAGGATGGCGCACGACCAGTCGACGACGGCTTCGACGGACTGGTGGGCGGGGATGTCCCAGCGCTCGCGTTCGCACAGGTCGCGGGCCCAGCCGCCGACGACGCCTTCGATTCCGCCGCGCCCTCGCAGGTCCAGCGCCTCGGTGTTGCAGGGGATGGGCGCGGTTCGGGTTCCGCTGCGGCCGTCGCCGCCTCGCCGGCCGGGGGTGAGGGCGTCGGCGAGCTGCCGGTACAGCTGCGGGAGCGTGCGCAGGTTGTCGGCCATGCGCTGCCGGCAGCCGGGGTGAACACGGTCGCGGGCGGGGCTGTCGCATACGGCGCAGAAGGTCACATCGTCGTCGGGGTACATCGGCGGCTCTCCTTGCGGGCGGGCGGGCGGGGCGGTGGTTCAGGCGGCGCGGGCGCAGGGGCAGGCGCAGTTGCCGGTGGGTTCGGGTTGGCCTGTCGCGCGGGCGTGTTCGATGTCCTCGTCGCCCGCCCAGGGGTGTGGCTGCGGCGGGTCGTGGTGCTGGTCGAACATGCAGGCCCAGCAGCGGGCGTAGCAGACGATCACTCCGGGCTCGCCCATCACTCGCCTGCCTTCTCAAGCGGCCAGCGCCGGTCGTGGGCGGCGGCTTCGGCGACGGTCGGGCCGGCGTCGTCGGTCGCTCGAGTCGCTGCCGGTTCGGCCGGCTGCTCGCGGTGACAGGAGCAGACGCAGGGCGCGGCGCAGAACTTGCACTGTGCGGGCTTTTTCAGGCCGGCGCGCCCGTCGATGTTCGAGCAGTAGTCGTGATCTCCGTGGAAGCATCCGGTGGACAGGTAGTGGTGGCCAGTCGCTTCGGTCGCTGCCGGGCCGGCCGCGGGCTCGTCGAGGGCGCGGGTGATGCGGTCGACGGCCTGGAGGATGCCGCGTTCCCGGTCGGTGTGCGGTTGGCCGTCGGCGAGGGTGGAGGCGCGGCGCAGCTGGTCGCAGGCGGCACGGGTCCGGGCGATGGCGGCTTCGGCCTGTTCGACGCGCTGGTAGTGCATGATCCAGTGAGGGTTGTCGATGTTGAGGCCGGCCGCTTTGGCGATGGCTGCGATCGTCCGCAGGGGTACGTAGGTGCCGCGGTCGTTGATCTCCCATTGGGCGACGGCGCGCCGGTAGGCGGCGAGTTCGGACTCGAGGCGCTGGGCGCGGGCGTTGAGGCGCTGGTTCGTGGTTCGGGCTTCGGCCAGTTCGCGTTTGAGGTCGCCGATCTGGCCGGACAGGGTGGCGGCTTCGGTGTGGGCGCGTTCGAGGCGTTCCCGCAGCTTGACGGGGTTCATCTCGGGCCCGCTGTGGGCGTCGATCCAGGCTGCTGCTCGGGCGCTGTCCTCGGCTGCCTGCACTGCTCGTTCGGTTGCGGCGCGCTCCAATTCGGGGTCGACGGGGCGGACGGTAAAGAGGTGGCGCATCTCGTCGGGCGTCGGGCCGTGGCGGTCGCCGAAGGACCGGTCGTTCATGCTGCTGCCTCTCGCTGCTGGTCGGGGATGTGGATCTGATGCACGCCCAACTCGCCGACAGCCAGTGCGATGGCGACGGCTTGGGCGCGGTCTGTGGCGCCGAGCCGGCGGTAGGCGGCGGACAGGATCTCGGCGACGGACTGGGGGGTGACGCCCCGCCAGGCGGCGATCTCCGCGTTGCTGTTGCCGTTCGCGGCGAGGAGGAGCACCTCCCGCTGACGGGCGGTGAGGCCGGTCACGGCTGCTCCTCGGGGTCGTAGATGCGGGTGCGTCCGGCCGGGCCTTCCATGTGGAGGCCGCACACGGGCAGCCATTCACGCCAGCCCCGGTACAGGCGCCAGCCGATGGAGGGCCGGTCACAGTGGCCTGCGTCGCAGGAGCGGCCGGCCGCTGGCTCGTCGGGCGGCGGGGGTGCGGTGAGGCCGGTGGCCCCTTGTCGGGATGGGGGTGGGGTGATGCCGGTGGCGGGTTGTCCGGCTCCGGGGCAGGTTTGTTGGCCTTTGCGGTGGCGGCTGAAGGTTCCGGCGACGGTGACGAGTCTGGGCTGTCCGCAGGCGGGGCATGCGGCGCGGACTGTTGGGCGGGTCACAGGAGGTCTCCGATCACGTGCACGGTTTCGATGCCGGGCTCGTCGTCGTCGGGTGGTTCGGCGTTGGGGTCCCAGGTGGTGCCGGGGATTTCCTCGGTGGCCCAGTACTCGACGGGGGCGGTCACCGGGGGCCGCCGAGGATGGCGCGGGCCACGGCGAGGGCGCGGACGAGGTGTGTCGGGTGGTTGGGGCTGTCGTCGGCCACGTAGTCGGCTGCGGTGTCGAGGAGTTCAGCGAGCGCCTCACCGACGCCGGGGTGCATGGCCGCGATGTAGGCGGCGTCGCCTTCCCCGCGCTCCTGGACGCTGCGTTCGACGGCGAACACGTCCCTGTCGACGTCGGCGTCGCCGACAGGCCCGTGGGGGGATCCGACGATCAGAAGGAAGCAGGTGGGGTCGTTGCAGTCGGCGGGACAGGTGTCGGAGTGCCAGCGTTGCCAGGTCCACGGGGGCGGGGTCGCTTCAGCGGCTAGCTTTCGGATCTTCTCGGCGGCTGCGCGAAGTTCTTCGGCGGGTGTCACGGCGAGGCCTTTCGTGTGTCGGGGCTGGGTGGGGCGGGTTCAGGCTTCGGTGCCGCAGGCGCGGCAGGCGAATCCGGCGGGCGGCGTGTCCATGCAGGCGAGGCAGTTCGGCGGGGTGATCAGGCGTTGGATGGTCACGCCGAGTGCGGCGGCGAGCGATACGACGTCGTCGATGCAGATCGCTACGGGCTGTGCTCCCGGGGTGGCGGACTTCTCGATGCGGGTGATGGTGCTGAATCCGACTGGCTTGCCTGCGGTTTCGGTTTGGCGTGCGAGGGCGCGTTGGGACCAGCCGTGCAGGTTGCGCAGGGCGGCGACGTTGGCGCCGACGGCGCGGGAGGTGGGGAGGTCTGCGGCGAGGCGGGGCGGCATCAGGTGCTCCCGGGGGTGGGTGTCGGGGCCTGGTGGGGCCCCGACGGGCGGACTGGGGACGGTCAGGCGGGGGTGTTGGCGCGGGCGCGCAGGTAGGCGCCGACCTTGTAGGCGCGGATGCGTCGGATGGCTCCGTAGATGGGGCCCGGGTACTGCTCGCGGGTGAGGTCCTCGTAGTCGTCGGCAGCGGCGTTGAGGGTCTCTTCGTCGCGGCTGGTGAGGATGTGGTCGGCGATCTGTTCGGGGGTGGCGTCTGCGTCGAAGTACGGGCGCAGGTCGCTGGCTGGGGCCTGGAGGACGGCGAGGAGGAGTTCGCGGCTGGTCACGGCTGCTCCTCGGGTGCGTGGGCGGGCTCAAGGCCGAGTTGGACGGCGGCGAGGGCGACGGCTTCGCGGATGCTGATGCCGTCTTCGGATGCGGCTCGGAGGGCGAGGGCTCGGGTGTGGAGGTCGTCGGCGAGGGCGAGTTGTTCGGGGGTGAGGCAGCCGGGTCCGGTGCGCCGGTGGGGCTTTTCGGGGCGGGTTGGCTGCCATCGGTCTTCGGTGTCCTGCATTTGTGGCTCTTCTCGGTCTCTGGTGTGGCCGTGTGGGGCCTGTTGGGGTTGTTCCGGGGTGAGCGTCGCGGGAGGGGGGTTCAATGCCTCAGGGAGTTAACCGGCGAGTAACCCCCCGCCCGGTCATGTCGGCTGCTCGGTCTCGAAGCTGATGACGATGTCGTCGTCCGTGACGTGGAAGCGCAGCGCGTCGTCGTGGAGGGGCTGCTCCTTCGGGATGCCGTGGTGTTCTCGATATGCGAGTTCGGCGACTGCCCACGCCTTGCCGATCTCTGCGGCGGCTGCACCCCACGGGTCGGCGGCGGGGACGATCCAGCGGCGGATGGTGCGGGTCACGGTCTCGGTGGTGTAGGTGGCCACGGTTCAGGCCTCCTTCGGCTGCGCCCCGCCAACGGCAGACGCGTCGGGCGCGTCCAGCACCTCGCACATGCCGCACACGGCGACCAGCGGCAGGATGACGCCCTGCGCGACAACGCACGTCTCCCGGTGCATCTCCCGCGCCCGCCGCAGCTTGTCGGTGAGGGCGGACGCCCCGGCCCCGTACTCGTCGACCATGAGGCCGAGGCGACGCACCTCCTGCTGCGCCTGACCGAGGGAGGCTTCGTGGCCGCACTCGATGGGGTCGGGGCACGACGCCCGCGTCTCGCCGTCTGTCCGGCCCGACACGGCGGCCTCGGCGGTCATGCGGCGCAGGCCGAGGATCACGTCGCGGACGCCCGTGTAGTACCGGGGATCGGAGCTGTGCTCGGCCGACGCGCTGGCCAGGATCTCCTCGTAACGGTCGGCGGCTTCCCGCAGTACGGCCGCCCGGTTGGCTTCGGCGCGTTCGGCTCGGGTGCGCATCTCCACCCAGTCCTTGCGGAGCCGGTCGGCCTCCCGGCCCAGCGCGTCCCGCTCAGCCACGAGGGCCGACCGGTCGGCGGGCTCGGGCAGCACCGCGAGCACAGCGTCGGCGAGCTTTCGGTAGGTCCCAGTCAGCGAGTCAGACATGTGCCCGAACTCGAACCCGGCCGCGAACCTCCACCCGTCGGCGCTGGCGAGCGCCCCGGCTACGGCCTCCCGGAGTGCCGTGCGGTCGGTGGCGGGCGGCCGCACAGCCACGGCGGCAGGCAGGACGCGCGCCAGGTGCTCGGCCAGCAGCCCCCGGATCTGGGCGTGCTGCAAGCCGGGCAGGCGGTGTGTGCGCTGGAAGGTGTCGATCGCGGCGAAGATCTCGCCCACGCGGTCCGGGGTCTCGGTCATCGGGTTCCTTTCACGCTGGCCGGGACGGCCGGGGGTGGGATGCTGGGGGCACGGCCCGCTCCTGATTGCTGCAGGAGCGGGCCGGCTTGCGGTCACGGGGTGGGCTGTCGGCGTCGCTTGCAGACGCGGTCGGCGTGCCACACCTGGATCAGGTGCCGGGGGCCGAGGAACTTCGTCGTCTCACCGACCGGCCCCCAAGCGAGGGCGCGGCCGTCGCGGTTCCACAGGCGGGCAGCGGGCTCGACGGCACCATGCAGCCAGTCGGACGGTGGGGCCTGGCAGAGGCAGAAGCGGAGTTCGTCGATGCCGTCGTTGCTGCGCCACAGAGGCGGGAGGACGTTGAGGCGGATCCACTCCGCGGCCTCGTCGGGAAAGGGCCGGCTGCTCATGTGTGCTCCTGGGTGTTGGCGGGACGGGCTCAGACAGAGGCGGGGGCGGCGGCGGCGTCTTCGGCGGCCCACTGCTCCTCGCGCTTCCGAAGCCGGCACTCGACGTCGAACGCGCCCTCGTAGTCGCGGTCCTCGCGGCATTGGGCGGCGAGCCCGGCGTAGGACTCGCGGATCTCGTTGCGCTTCGCCTCGACGGTCGGGCGCTCCAGCTCGGCGACGCGCTTGGTGAGGTGGCGGACCGTGGCGAGGAGGGCGTCGACGTCCGTGCGGGCGTGGATGGTGAACTGCCAGTCCGCGTCCGGGAAGTCGGTGAAGTCGGTCCGGCGCTCGCCGTTGGCGTAGACCGCGCTGACGTAGGTGCCGTGGCCGCACAGGCCGTCGGAGCAGTCGCACTGCTCCAGCTCGACGGTCCACGGTCCGGGGGTGGCGGCGTTGGCGCGGGTTTCGATGTCGTCGCACTGCTGGGGGGTGAGCGGGCTGGACACAGGGGGCTCCTCAGGCGGGCTTGTTGGCGAGGCGCAGCAGGACGGCTGCGTGGCAGTGGTCGGGCTGGCCCGGCTCGGGAAGCGGGCACGTGCAGGCGAGGTCCTTGCCGCGCAGCAGGTGAAGGTCAGCGAGGACACGGCGGCGGTCGAAGACCTGGCGGCCGATGCGGTAGGTCTCCTCGTACCAGCCGCCCTCGGTCCCGACGCGCAGCCACTCGCCGTAGTTGACGGCGCAGGCGCTGCGGGGCTCGCCCATCTCGGCCTCGATGGCGTCCTTGATCGTGAAGGGGTTCCCGAAGCGGGAGGGGCGGCTGACGATCACGGCGTTCTCGGGCTTGCGCCAGCCTCGGGTGCGGTGTCGTTGGATGCGGCGGGGTGTGTTGGTGCTGGTCATGGGGGTTGCCTCCGTTGGTAAGGGGCGGTTTGGGGGTGTGGGTCAGGCGGGGGTGGTGCCGTGGGTGCAGGCCGGCGGGGTCGGGCCGGACGCTGCGGTGCCGCACGGCCAGGCACCCGGGCGGGTCAGGCGGCTTGGCGCTTGCGCTTCACCCACAGCAGGCCCTTGGGGCGTGCGCTGCGCAGGGCGATCTCGTCGTCGTCCCATGCGGCCGGCGGCGCCCACCGGTTGCGTGCGGCGTAAGAGCGGGCGCGGGCGGAGCCGTTGAGGCTGGCGCCCAACTGCACGGGGTCGGAGCTCCAGAGCCGGTCGTAGGTGCGCGTGATCGTCTGGTCCAGGGAGATGTGGACCCGGGGGCGGCGGCCGCTGCGGATCGCGCTGAGCGTTTCCCTCGAGATGCCGGTCTCCCGAGCGAGGATCGGCAGCGTGTGGCCGATTGCGGTGAGTGCCCGCAGGCGACGTCGGGCTCCGGTTGCGTCGATCAGTCCTTCGACGCCCGAAGCGGACATGGGCTTGACGCCGAGGATGGCCTGCTGGGTGTCGAGGTAGATCCGTGTGCGGCGTCCGGCGATCAGGTTGGTGACGGTGGTCGGCGCTACGCCGGCCCGGGCGGCGATGGCTTCGGCGGGCGTCCCGGCGGCGACGAGCAGGCGGGCGTGCTGGGTGGCCCTGGCTGCACTGACGCGGGTGTTGGCGGGATAGGTCACGGCTGGCGTCTCCTTCAGAACAGTCGGTCGGGTTCGGTGTGTGCGGTGCGGGGTTCGGCGGGTGCCGGGGCCCAGGTGCAGTGGTGGTCGGCTACGACGAGGTGTCGGCAGCGGCCTGCGCGGATGTGTTCGGCGCTGCGGTTGAGGAGCCGGGCCGGCAGGCAGGGGTGGATGCGCAGGCAGTACGTCCATCGGCCTTGCAGGCGGGCCGCGAGCTCTTCGGCGGGGTTGAGGGGCTTGGGGTCGGCGCGGGTGTCGAGGGCGGCGACGTGACCGACGAGGGCGCGCAGGATCGGCTGTCGGCAGCGGGGGCAGAGCTGGGTGCGGGCCCGGTCGGTGAGGGGCGTGGATAGGTCGATCCACGGCGGCGGCTTCTTCGCGGCGGTCACGGCGTGTTGCTCCCGTGACGTTCCGTCACAGCACAGCAGTTGCTGTAGCTGTGGGCTTCTTGCCGTGCTTGCTGTGCTTGCAGGTCAGGCCGTGTTTTTGAGGGGGCAGCTACAGCAGCACAGCAAAGTCGGTATGAACGGGGAGACATGTGCGCGGGCGTGTGCGCGTGTAGGTGGATATAGGGAAGTTGCTGTGCTGCTGTAGCTATCAAGCCCTGACCAGCGAAAACGAAGAATTCTGCTGTAGCTGTTTGCTGTAGCTGTGCTGTGCTGCTGTAGCTGTTGAGGATCATGAATTCCCCCAACGGGAGTCGTCCTCGTCGGCCGCCAGCAGCGCCAGGCCGACGTAGAACCGCTTGCTGTTGGTCGTCTTCGACGTGATGCCGCGCTGCTTGAGCTCCCGGCCGAACGGCGACGAAGAGAGCGGCTTCTCGCCTTCGGCGTGGCACCACGACTCGTAGGCAGCGCGCAGCTTCTTCGTCTCGAGCTTGACCTGCTCGCCGCCGCCGATCAGGCAGCACTCTTCGAGGAACCGGCCGATTTGGTCCTCTTCCTCGGCGTAGATCTGCGTGGCGGCCATGACGGCGGCGGGGGCGCGCAGCCCTCCGTCGAAGGCGTCGATGGCGCCGCGGACGATCCAGGCGAGAATGCCCGGGCCTTCTTCGGCGACGAGGATCTTCGCCAGGTTCTCGATCTTCTTCTCTTCGGGGCACTTGTAGAGGAACGGCACCAGGCGCAGGCGCCGCCAGAACGAGTCTCCGCCCGCTTTGACTTGGGGCTGGTGGTTGCCCATCAGCCAGAGGTGGTGAGTGGGTTCGAAGGAGAAGAACGATTGGCGCATGTAACGGGCGGTGATGGTGTCGCCGCCGGTGAGCTCCTTCATCTTGGCTTCATCGAACTTGGCGTCCTGGTTGACCTCGGAGGCGACGACGAGACGCAGGCCCTGCAGGCGTGCCATTTCTTCGCTGTGCTCCTGTTTGCCGGCCATGAGGAAGCCGGCGGGGGCGGTTGCGGCGTAGTCGCCGAGGATTTGGCGCAGGACGTCCATGAGGACGGATTTGCCGTTCTGGCCGCCGCCGTGGAGGAACGGCAGGACGTGGATGCCGGTGTCGGCGGAGGCGGAGTAGCCGGCGAGTCGCTGGACGAATCCGATCATGTCTGCGTCGCTGCCGAAGGTGTCGGCGAGGAAGGCGTTCCAGCGCGGGGTGGGCATGGTGGCGTCGGCGCTTACGAGCGCGGACCGGGTGTGCAGGGCGGCCGGTTCGGAGGCTTCGGTTTCGCCCGTGGTCAGGTCGACGATTCCGCCCGGGGTGTTGAGATGGCGGGGTGCCGCGTCGAGGTCTGCTGCTGAGGCGACGATGCGGCGGTCGGTGCGGGCGAGGTGGATGGCGGCGTTGACCTTGTCGCGGGACAGGCTCGAGGCCTTGTGCTTTCGGGCGGCCTTCTCGAGGTCTTCGTCGCCGAAGGTGGTGGGGTCGAGTTTGCGGATCATGTCGCGGGCGAGTTCGACGACGAGGCCGCCTTCGTCCCATGCCCAGCGGTGGCCTTCCCACAGCAGCCACATGCCGCGCTGCGGCACGTATCGCAGGTGCTCGCCGTAGGTGTCGACGAAGAGGAGGGCGTTGCCGTCGTCGGTGAAGGACTCGGGCCAGTCGTTGCCGGCGAGTGCGCGCGGCTGGCGTTCGGCCTGGAGGGCGTTGGCGCCGTCGACGGGCGGCGGGCCAGCGAGCGGCTGGGTGAAGCCGTTGACGATGCGCAGCTGCGGCCGTCCGGTGGGAGTGCTGGGCGCGGATCCGTAGCCCTGGCGGCGGAGTTCTTTGGCGGCGGCGGAGTGGTCGCCGCCGTGTTCGAGGAGGGCGTAGGCGCCGAACTTGGTGTAGGGGCGTTCGGCTTCGAACTCGGTGGAGGTGGTGAAGACGAACAGGCGGTCGCGGTCGGAGTTGTGGCCGGTGGTTGCGGAGGGGCCGGGGTCGGTCTTTCCGGGCCGCTTCCAGTAGCGGGTCTGGCCGTGCTGTCCGATGAGCTGCCAGCCTCGCGGGGAGAGGATGTCCGCCCAGTCGGTGCGCTGCTCATAGTCGTCGCCGGGCTTGACGCCGCCGAGGTCGGGAGCGCTGCTGGGCTCGGCGCGGGTTTGTGCGGGAACTTCGGGCGTGGCGGGCATCCGGTCGAGCTGGCGGGCGATGGTGAACAGGGCGTCACGTTCGACTGCGGTGATCTCGGCGAGGGCTTTGGGGTGGCCGGCCAGCAGCTGCCACGGCTGTCCGCTGGGGTGGACGGGACCGTGCGAGGGGGCGGTGACGACGAAGCCGCCTTCGCCGCGGGTTTCGACGAGTACCTGGACGCGGGCGCCTGGGGCGGCCTGCAGCTCGGCTTCGGTGGAGGGGCGGCGGGCCAGCTTGGTGTTGGGCAGGACGGGGCCGCCGGTGACCCGGTAGATCAGGTGGTAGCCGCCGGAGGGGGTCTGCTCGCAGTAGCCGTCCTTGATGCGCTGCCACAGCTCGGTGAGCCCGGACGCCTCGGCGATCTTGTCGAACTCTTCATGCCGGTTCTCGGCGACGGCGCGGCCTTCGAACTCGAGCATCTCGAGGCCGCCGGAGACGGATCCGAGAATGATGCCGAGGCCGGGGTGTCCGCCTTCGAACCACTGGCGCACCGTCTCTTCGGTGGGGCGCTGGTCCTGGTACTGCTTCCACGCCCCGTCAGGCCGCTTGGTGCCGTCGACGGCGGACCTGACGACGCTGGCGCCCGCCTGGTGCCAGGCGAGGGCCGCCTCGAGGACTTTGGTTTCGGGGGTCACGTGTTCTCCTTGCGGACCGATGCGGAAGCTGGGCTTCGTGCCCGCCCCGGGCGTTGCACTCCGGGGCGCCGGCTGGTTCCGGGCGGGCGGGTTGGGGTGGCGGTCAGAACGGCGGGTTGCCGCCGGTCTGCGGTGCTGCGGCCGCGGGCTGCGTTCCGGCCTGCACCTGGGCGAGGAGGGCCTGCACGGCGGGGTCGCTCAGGTCGACGCCGGCCGCGATCTCGCCGGTGGCCGTGTTGACGGGCGGCTGTGCGGCCGGTGCCGGCGCGGCGACGGGAGCGGGCTGCGCGGCGGGGGCGGCCTGGGTGAAGGTCGGCTTGTTGGCGTTGACCCACGCCTCGGCCTTCTTGTCGTCCACGCCCTCGTTGAACGGCTGCAGCGCCCAGGCCTGGAATCCGGACTTGGTGGCGACCTGACCGATGCGGCCGAGGATGAAGGTGGCGCCGGGGGTGAGGCGGGAGACGATCGCCTTGTGGGTGACGTTGACGTGCTCGCGCAGCTGGCCGTCGCCCTCGAGGTCGACGATGTCGACGTCGGCCTGGTCGATCTCCTCGTTGCGGAGAGTGTCGAACTTCTTGCCGATGCTGTGGACGACGGTGACGAGGATGAGGTGGCCGCTGTGGTCGGCCGGCTTGAAGAAGCCGCCGAACGCTGCCTCGCTGGGCTGGTTGAACATAGGGTTCTCCTGGATGGGTGTGCGGTGTCCCGTTCGGCGGTGTTGCCGTGCGGGCTGGTGCTCCCTGGCCGCGGGGCGGTCAGGAGGTCTTTGCGGCGCCGGGGCAGCCCTGGCTGAGGTCGGTGCTGCCGGGCTTGCGCCAGGGGCAGAACATGCACTTGGCCTTGGGGTCGGTGGGGAACATCGCCCAGCGCTCGGGGTACTTCTCGGGGTCGAGCTTGAGGACGAGTTCGCGTATGGCGTCGAGGCGGGCGATGGCCTGCTCGGCGACCTCGCGGCGGTAGTCGTCGACCCACACGTAGGGCTCGAGGACGTGATGCCTGGGGAGGAAGACGATGGCGACTCGCTGCGGCTTCTCTCCCGCGTTCTCCATGCCGAGCCCGTAGAGGTTGGCCTGGATGCGGTACTGGTCGCCGGGGCCGCCGCTGCGGTACTTCTGCAGCGAAGAGACGCCGACGATCTTCCAGTCGTAGACGGTGCCGCTGGCCTTGTCGTACAGGTCGGCGGAGCCGGCGATGGTGGAGTCGTAGGTGTAGCCCTGGCGGACGGTGACCCGCTTTTCGACGAGGTAGCGCTCACCTTTGGGGTCGCGCTTCTCGAACAGTTCGGCCATCCAGGCGTGGACGGCGGTGCCTTGGATGCTGGCCCACGGATCGCGGTCGGCGCCGGGCACTTCGGGCCAGTCGCTCACCTTGTAGGCGAGCGCGCGGGTGCAGGGGTTGCCGACTTCGGAGGGGCCGATGCGGCGCTGACGGGAGCGGGGGGCGTTGTTGGCGGTGTCGATGACGAGCTGGCGGATCATTGCCGCGATGGCGGCTCCGGCGCCGGTCTCGTGTTCGGTGACGGTTCCGGCGGGCTGGGTGAAGGTCACGCCGCCTCCTTGGCCGCTGCGGTGTGGGGGCAGTGGCCGACGGTGACGCCGGCGGTGAGGGCGGCGATGTCCTGCTGTCCGCGGGCGCGTTCGTGGCGGCCGCAGGAGCACAGCCAGTCGGCGGTGGGAATCTGGCCGCGGTCGAGGCCGTGGATGTGGAGGCCGGGGCGGATGCCGGCGATGACGGCTGGCTGCTCCCTCATGCCGCCACCGCCGCCCTGCACGCCATGACGTCCTCGCCCGTCAGCGCTTCTACGGCCATGGCGACCAGGTCCCGAGCCGCGTTCGGAGTCACGGCGTTGCCGAGCATCTTCACGCGGGTCCGCTTGTCGGCCGGGGTGAGGATGTACTCCTTTGGGAAGTGCATCGCGGCCTGGTACTCGTGCGGCTCCAGCATCCGATAGCGGCAGTCCTCGACCGACCGGACCCTGCCGCCGTAGATGGCCGCGTGGCCCTCCACGGTCGTCACAGTTCCGAGGGGCTCGGTGGCCGGCTGGGCAATGCTGCTGCTGTAGTACGGCAGGACCATGTCCGGCGCGGACACGAGGAAGTGGTGGTTGCCGCCTGCGGTGACCGTCGACAGCGGCTCAGTGACCGCCCGGTGTGAGGAGCCGCCGCCGCGCAGCTCCACCACGTAGGGCGGCAGCGCGACGCCGGTCTCGTTGCGGGTGGTGACGGTGCGGAGCGGTTCGAGGATGTCCATCGGGGGCTTTTCGCGGCCCTCGTTCGGCACCAGGAAGGGGCGGGAGAACTTCTCGTACCCGGCGTTGATGCGGCGCAGGGTGTTGGGGGCGAGTTCGTCCTTGGTGCCCTTGCGGTCGCCGATGGTGCGGGCCGGCAGACCCCAGTCGATGATGTCGGACGCAGTGCGGACTGCGGGGGTGACGATGGCGTTGCGGCAGGCGACTTGGGGGCAGCGCCACAGATACTGTCCGGTCTTGCCGTAGCGTCCCCACGGGCTGGTCGGCGAGCACATCTTGGTGGTCTTCCAGGACTGGATCGCGCGGACCGTGCCGTGCATCGGGCAGACGGCGGTCGGGCGCAGCCACTTGTCGAAGTCCGGGGCGTGCTCGACTTTCTCAGGGAGCCAGAACACGTCGTACTTGCGGTCCCGGGACTGGGCGGCGCCGTCGCCGAGGGCTGCGGCGAACATACTGTTCATGTAGACGGCGCGGTGGGAGTAGCCGAGGCCGAACTTCATGGTGTACAGCCACGACTCGTAGATCGCGCCGGGCCTGGATTTGGGGCCCCACCATCGGGAGTCGACGACGTTCTCGACGATGACGATGCGGTAGGCATGCTCTTCGCAGAAGCGGGGGACGTCCCACATGGTGGCGCGGGAGCGGATCTCTGCTTCGCTGACGCCGTCGGGTGCGAACAGGCCGTCGTCCCATTCGCCGTGGTCGCGTTTCTTGCCCTTGGCGACGGAGTGGTTGGTGCACTCGGGGGATGCCCACAGGATGTCCGTGGCGGGATAGCGGCCGGGGACGACTTGGCTGATGTCGGCGCAGTCGTGGCGGGTTTCGGGGTGGTTGGCCTGGTGGGTGTCGATGGCGTGCCGGGAGTGGTTGGCGGCCATGACGACTTTGACTCCTGGGATTTTGATGGCGCCAGTGGAGGAGCCGCCGGCCCCGCAGAACAGATCGGTCATGGTGATCACGCCGCTTCACCGCCTTCGGCGTCCGTGTCGAGTGCGGGCAGTCCCTGCTGTTCGCGGAGCAGCGCGGCGAACTGGGCGCCGCTCATCGTGACGAACCAGTCCGCGGGGTCGGCCTTGCCGCGGCGCTTGTGCCACACGACGCCGAGGGCGGCGTGGTCGTTGTCGCGTTCGAGCTCGGCCTCGGCGACCCAGGCTCCGAGTTCCTGGCGGGCGCAGTTCTTGACCTCGATGACGACGCCGGGGATGCCGGCGATGTCGCCGCGGTCCTTGTTGCCGTTCAGGGTGCGGCGTTCGGTCTGGGTGAAGCCGGCCGCGCGGAGGAACTGGACGACGGCGGTCTCGGCGGTGGTGCCTTTCTTCTTGGCGGCGCTCATCGGCCGTTCTCCTTGGTGAGGTTGGCGAGCTCGGCGTCGATGTCGACGGCGGCGATCTCGGCTTCGGTGATGGGGGTGCGGCGGGCTGCGTGCTTGGGTTCGGGGCCGCGGCCTTTGATGGCGCTGGCGGCGCAGATCCAGGCGGCGAGGGCGATGTATCCGAGGGCGCTGAAGGCGCCGAACCAGGCGAGGACGGCCTGCAGGGTGTGGTTCATGCGGTGCCGATCCAGGTGACGAGGCGGGAGCTGCGGGAGGCGGTGCGCTTGGATTTGACGGCGGCGACTTCGCGGATGACGCCGCGGCGGGCGGCGTAGGCGAAACGCGGTCCCCACTGGTGGTGGTTGGCCGGCTCCCGGACGAGGCCCTGGTCCACGAGGTCGTGGGCCTGGAAGGGGATTCCGCGACGGGCCATCGCGGCTATGCCCTCGTCGCACTCCGACTTCCAGTCGTCGTCCGTGTTGTCGTCGGCTTCGGCCATGCCCTGCGCTTTGAGACGGTCTCCGACAGTGCGGGTGTCGCCGTTGACGGTGCTGGTGTCCATGTCGCTCCGTTTCGGGATGGGTGGTGCCTGGCCGGCAGCCCTGCCGGGGGGTGGTGTAGGGCTGCCGGCCTCGGCTGCCGCGGAGCGTGGGGGGGCGCTCGACGCGGCGGTCAGGGGGCCGTCAGGCGGTGGCGGTGTAGATGCCGTTGCGGGTGACGTCGCCAGGCATGTAGGAGCTGCCGGGCTGTTCGCACCACGCCCAGCTGAGCTCGGCGGCCAAGTCGTGGACGGTCTCGTTACTGATCGCGGACTGGATGGTGTCGGTGTCCTGCGTCCAGTCGATGCCGGACTGGGCGAGGATGTCGGCGCCCTTGAGGGCGTCCTCGCGGCGCATCGCCTCGGCGATGGCGAGGCCTTCGTGGTGGCCGATCCGCCAGCGGGCTGCACAGTTCAGGGACTGGTTGTCGGGCATGCGGAACACGACCAGACCGGGGGCTGCCTGGATGGCGCCGGCGACGGTGTACTTCTGCTCTCCGTGCACGATCATCTGGTAGTCGGTGGTCTCGCCGAGCATGGGATTCCTCCGTGGGATGCTGGTGGTGGATCCCGCCCGCTATCCCCGGGCGGGGTTTCTGTTTGGGCCGCCGCCTCGCCGGCCGTGCGGTCAGGTGGCGAGGACGGCGGTGCTAGTGGATGCGGCCGGGGTCGGTGACGGGCCGTATGCCGAGGGCGTCCCACAGCGGCCGGACGTCGATCGGCCCGGTGGCCTGGTCCTCGAGGGCGCTGGTGTCGCGGATCATCGGGGGCACGGTGATGCGGGTGGCGTTCGCTTCGGCGGCCAGCTGGGGCGCGAACCGGAGCCGGAGTGCGGCGAGTTCTTCGGCGAGCTGGTCGCGTTCGGCGGTGAGGTCGTCGACGTCGGCCTGCAGCTTCACGACGAGCTCCTCCGCCTGCGCCTGGCAGGCCGACGTCCAGTCGTTGCGGATCTCCGCGTCGCCGATCTGGACCGCTTGCGTGCGGATCAGATCGTTCGCCCAGCCGAGCTTGAGGCGGAGGCGTTCGACTTCGTCGCTGGCGCGGTGCTTCGGCTGCCGGGTCGGCTTCAGCACGCCGAGGCGGACGGGCATGAGATCGGCGAGGGTCACGGTGTCCTCCGTGCGGGGTGTCCGATGGCGGCGAGGAGTTCCCGCAGGCCGGCGCGGATGGTGGGGTCTTGGGCCAGGAGCCGGCCGGCGTACTCGGGTGCGAGGTCGTCGAGGTCGGTGGGGTGCTGGGCGGCGATCCGGTCGGCGATGTGCACGGCGGCGCGGCGCAGGAGGTCCGGGTCGGTGACGGTGTCGCCGAGGACGTGCTGGTCGAGCTCCCGGCCGCCCATCACGTCTCCTTGAGGTCGGTGCGAGTGCAGTAGTCCTCGAAGGACTCGGTGAGCCCGGAGTCGATGGAGGCCTGGAAGTCGGGGTCGGGCCGCCGGTCGTAGCCGAGCCAGTCGAGGAGGCCGGGGACGACGACGGTTCCGCCGGCGGCGAGGATGGCGTCCAGCGGCGACGCGGGCCCGGTCACGAGGCGGCCTGCTCGTGGACGAGCCAGCTGCCGTTCGGACTGACGGCGATCCAGTCCCCGAAGCGGGCCACGACGCGGCTCTCGCCGGTGCCGACACGGAGACCGACGACGGCGAGCTTGCCGTCTACCTCCTGCCAGTAGCCCTTGGCGTAGATGCCGAGCTTGTCGGCCTCGTGGTCGACGCTGCTGATGTTCCGCTGGGTGAGGAACCAGGCGCGCCAGCCTTGGCGCTCCAGCTCGACGATCGGGCGGCAGAACGTGCACTCGTCGCGGACGTCGGTGAGGTTGCCGTGCTGGTCGACGTCGCGATCCTCGACATCGCCGACGCTCTGGCCGCATCCGTTGCAGCCGCGCTTCAGCTTGATCGTGGTGGAGCCGTCCGCGTTGACGCGGTCCGGCGTGAAGGTGCGGGTCACAACGTCTCCTGCGGGGTGGGGTAGGGGAAGGCGGGGACGACGGCGTCGGGGTCGGCGTCGTAGAGGAGATGGCGGCACTCGGCTGCTTCCCCCGCGGTGCACGGCTTGCCGGCGGCGACCGCCTCCGGGTGCGCGATCAGCTCGGCCAGCCGCGCGGCACGGGCGTCGAGGGCGTGCTGGGCGAGCTGCTTGACCAGCAGGCGCAGGTCCACGTCCATGGCCTGCCACGGCCGGGTCACCGCTGGCCGCCCTGGGCCGGAACGGTCGGGATCGCGACGGAGGCCGTACCGCCGAGCCGCTTGTGGAGCTCGTGCAACCCCTTCACCGTGACCCGCACCTGCGGGGCGTCCATGACCAGCTCGCCCGTGCGCGGGTGGTAGTGGGACTGGGGGATTTCGGACAACCACTGCCGCTCGATCGCGACCTGCATCACCCGCGGCCGGTCGTCGGCCAGCTGCCGGTACGTCCACCGGTACTCGTCGAGGAGCGTGAACAGGCGGTTGCGGCCGAGCTTGATGTTCGGGTCGCGGGCCAGGATCTTCGCTGCGTCGGCGACCGAGAAGTCGCCGTCGGCGGCGGCCAGCGTCTGCCACGACTGCGCGGCCGGCTCCAGCTCGGCGACCCGGGCCGTCAGCGCCTTCGTCTCCCGGACCTGACCGAGGAGCGCGACCAACGCCTCCTCGTAGTCCTGCGGGAGCGCCGGGGCGACGGGCTCGACCGCGTAGGAGCCGGTGCGGCGGATGGAGGGGATGACCTCGTGGGTGATCCAGCGCTTGAACGCCTTCGCCTGCGGCTTGCGGGAGCGGAGGATCAGCGAGTAGAGGCCGGGCTCGTTGATGATGGCCATCTGCTGCGGGCCGCCGGGGGTGTCGGCAGTAGCGACACCCTTCTCGTCCTCGTCCAGGGAGGACATGGCGTCCGCGACGTTGCGGATGTCGAGCACCGAGCAGACATCCCGCGCAACCCACCAGGGCTCGGCGTCGATCATCACGGATCGCACGTGCTGGGCGGTCTCCGGGAAGGTGAACACCAGTGGGGTGCTCGAGGATGGAACAATGGGCATGGCGGTCCCTTTCGCTTCGGGCGTTCTGGGTGGGGACTGCGAGGTCGTCCCGTAGGCGCGGGGCGGCCTCTTTGCCGCTCAGGCGGCGGAGGCGTCGGCGTTCTTCGTGAAGGGCTGGACCGTGAACTGCTCGGTGATGGCCCGGATGTTCATGCCGGAGAGCCAGACGCGGGCGCCGTTGTTCACGTGGGGGATCTCGCGGGCGAAGATCATCCGGCGGATCTTGTCCTTCTCGAACGGCAGCCACAGCGCGGCCTCGGCCGGCGTGTAGTGGAAGTAGGCGCCGGCGGTGGATCCGGGGTCCGGGATGCTCTCCCGGATCTCGTTCCAGCGGGGCGGCTTCCTCGACGCGGGGGTCTCGGTCGTGGCCCTGGGGGCGGTCACGGCGGTCATGCGGTCTCCTGATGAGTTATGTCGGCGGGGGTGACACCCAGCGCCGCCGCGACCCTCTCGATGTACTCGTCGCCGAGGCCGGCAAGTCCTCGCTCGGCCTTGGAGAGATGGCCCCGATCGATACCCGTCTTGGCAGAGAGCGTGCGTAGGCTCATATTGAGAGCCTCCCGTCTGAAGCGGATTGCGCTGGAGTGCGGTCTCACGCCTCAGAAGCTAGCCTCCACCGGTGCTCTACGCAAGCCTTGCGAGAGCTTTTATAGCTACTTAGTAGAGCCTTAGTGGCCTCACCGCGCTCGCTGGCGTCTCTCATCCCAATGCACCCCATGCAACCCAAACGCTCCGTTTGAGAGCCCAACCGCAGGTCAAAAGGCCAGAACCTGGCTAGGTGGTTGCATGGGAGTAGTGCATGATGTGGAGACATGGACCGAGAGCGAGACTGGACCCCCGCCGCCTGGGAGCACCTGGGCCGCAGCTTCGCCGCCGCACGCGAGGCCGTCGGCCTGACGCAGGTAGCCGCAGCTACGGCGCTCGGCGTCTCCCGAACCCCCATCCAGGCGGTCGAACGCGGACGCCAGTCGAACGGCCAGCCGTTCACCAAGGTCACCGGCACGATGCGGGCCTACGCCCGCCTCGTCGGCTGGACGGAGACCTCCCCCGCGCGCATCCTCAACGGCGGAGAGCCGGAATCGGCCACCCAGCCGGCTCCCGAGTCGGACGCCGGGCCGAAGTCCGACCTGCCGCCGGCCGTCGACCGCGAGCTGCGTTCCGGGAAGACCCTCGACCACACCGTGGTGCACCTGGGCGGCGAACAGGACGACGACACCCGGATCATCGTCGTCCTGAAGGGCGCGGAGGACATCAGCGAAGAGGAGTTGGACCGGCTCTGGCAGCAATGGCGCCGCACGCGGCGACACTTGCAGGCAATCCCCGGCGAAACAGACACCCCCCAAGACTCCTAGCTCGTTTTCGGCCCCAACTGGTCGACTGTGACTCAAAACTGTGCTTCGATCTACAGACCGTCACCGAGGGGGGGCACTGCTCGGATCGGGGAAGTGCGTATGTGGGTCATGCACGTTGAGCGTGTCGATGGGGACTACTTCCAGCCCGAGATCGTCGATCTCGAGGGCGGATGCCTGTTCAGATTCCACGTGTCGGACATCAGCCAGGACGCGGTGAGGCCCCTCTCGCGCCTGCTCACCGAGCAGGCGCAGTGCTGGGCCCCGCGACCGCCCGAGGCCCCCACCGGACCCGTCATTCCCGTCGCCTGGGAGCGTGTCCCGAATCCGCCCGACCCGCTCGCCATAGGAGTCGAGGACTCCCCGACGTCGATCACCTACAAGATCGACCCCTCGCTCATCAGCCAGCGCGCCGCGGACTACCTCAGCCGCCTTGACACCGAGCGCTCCCCGTACTGGCAGCGTGTCCCCAAGGGCTACCACGACGAAGCCGGCGAGTAGCCGAACGCAAGGGGGCACGATGGCGCATGCCGAGAAGGTCTTCAAGGTCCGCAACGGCAAGAAGACCACCAAGTACACCTGGAGGGTCCGCTACAAGCGGCCCGACGGCAGCTGGGGCAGCGAGCCCGGTTTCCCGACGAAGGCGCTCGCAGAGCAGTGGGGCGACACGCAGGAATCCGCCATCCGGGAGGGCCGCTGGGTCGACCCTGAACTGTCGCGTAAGAAGTTCGGCTCCTTCGTCAAGGAGTGGATGGCCGCCCAGAAGCCGCGCGGGCGCACGGAGATGAACCGGTGGGAGCGGCTGGAGGCGCACATCCTGCCCCGCTGGCGCGACACCGCGCTGATCGCGATCAACTGGTTCGAGGTCGAGGCCTGGGCCCGCACGATGACATGCGCCCGCAGCACGACGAAGGACTGCGTGCAGCTGATGAGCCGCATCATGAACGGCGCCGTCGACGCCCGGCATCTGCAGGTGAATCCGCTCGCCGGCCGCCGCCTCACGGGGCTGCCCGCTGATCCGTCGAAGAGGAAGTCCGACGAGGAGACGGTGGCGGAGCCGGAGGTGGTCCTCGAGCTGGCCCGCCGTCTCGGGCCGGTCTACGGGCTGCACGTCGTGACGGCGGCCTGGACGGGGCTGCGGTGGGAGGAGTTGGTCGGGCTGCACCGGCGCAACGTCCTCCTCGAGCGCCGGCAGAAGCACGACGGGAAGGTATTCACCTGCCCCGTCCTGCGCGTCGACGGAGACGAGGGCGCGCTCGCCGAGTACTACAAGCGGGACGAGGAGGGCAAGCGGCGCTGCTACCGGGCGCTGGAGCCGCCGAAGAACCTCAAGAGCGCGCGGGACGTCGACCTGCCGCCGTTCCTGGCCGAGCTGCTGAAGCAGCATCTGGACGGCTGGCCGCACGAGTTCGTGTTCACCACGAAGACGGGCAAGTGGTGGTGGCGCAGCTACTGGCACGAGGTGCTGCGGCCGGCGGCGGACGGACGGGACGAGCGCAAGCCGGGCCGCGGCCGTCCGGCGAGCCCGGCCTGGGAGCCGATCATGCCGGGGGTGACGATGCGGGACCTGCGGCACACGCACGACACCTGGCAGGAGCAGATCGGCGTGCGCCCGGTTTTGGGGTACGAGCAGATGGGGCACAAGTACCCTGGCATCAAGGGCACGTACCGGCATCCGACGCCGCCGATGCGCATCGAGCGCCTGGACGGTCTGCAGGGCTTGTACGAGCGCGCGATGCAGAACCTCGGGTGGGAGAGCGTCTGGGAACCCGTCCCCCAAGGATCGCCTAAATGATCAGTTCTGGATCATCGGGGATCACGCTTCCGGGGTTCCTTCGCCGGTCAGAGCACTCTCTGCGATCCGTTCATGGTGCCTGATCACTTCAGCGATGATGAAGTTGAGGAACTTCTCGGCGAAGGCCGGGTCGAGCTTCCGGCCTGGAGTGATACCCGCATCGCTGCAGGTAGAGGCCGCTAAGCACCTTCCCGAGAGACCGACAGGTGACTTATCAGAGCCTTAGTGGATACTCCGTGGATCCCTATCGGTGAGGGGTGCCGTCCCCTAAAAATCCCCCAACGCGACGCCCTGTTGCCGCAGGTCAGGAGGACAGACGGCCCCCCGTCACCCCACAGCGGTGGAGTGTCGAGGGGCCGTCCCAAGTGCCGGCCCCCGTCACCGAGGGGGGGCTAGCCATCCGATGGCGGGGCCGGCACGTCTGGGTTGGTCTTCCTGCGTATGTCCTGGTGAGGCGCTGGTGATGCCTTGATTCACTCTTTCGAGCGAACACCCGTTCGATTCACGGACACTACAGCGAGCCCTGCGGCATATGCCAGACCGGCCGCAGGGCCGCGTCAACTTCATGATCACAAAAGGCCCGGTATGCCGGGCTGACTTGCGATGATCTTCGACAGACGGTTTGTCAGGTGCCTCACCCGCCCGACGACGAATCGCTCAGGTCCGACCTACGAGCCATCGGCGACCGCATCCGCGTAGCGCGCCTCCGCCGGAACCGCACCCAAGAGAGCGTCTTCCTTGCGGCCGGCGTAGCCCGCTCCGCCTATCAGGAGATCGAGGCCGGGTCGGCCGACGCCCGGATCGGCACCCTCATACGGATCGCGCGCGCACTGGGCGTCCACGTCGTCGACCTCCTCCGCGATAGTTGAATCGTTGTCAGTAGCCAACACGCCTCACTCGATCGCCGCAAGGTCATCTACGCAGTTATTTGACCGAATGCATGCAGTGAGAACGTTTCCGTAACCGCAGGTCGAGCCCTGGCCAAACGTTCCTGCGGGTAACCCGATCATCGGTCCGGACCAAGGTCATCACGCGTCGCGTATGTCGGCGAGCGCGCGGGCCGCCTGGCCGAGAGTGGCGACATGCAGCGCCGCGGACCGCAGACCGAAGCCGAGGCTGCCACACAGGGCCGCCTGCGCGTCGAGGAGCGCGCGCTCGCACACCTGCCACGCGGCATCGTCCCGCGGTAGGCGGTCCTGGCGGCGGCGCACCCTGTCCGCCAGGTCCCTGATCGCACGGAGCATGGCCGCCTCGAGGCGCCGGCAGTCGTCGATGGTGGGGAGGATCCCGGCCGCCGCCGCCTCAGCCTCGGCGATGAGCGCCTCGTAGCGCTGGTGTGGGGTGGCGGCCTGGTCCGTATGGTGTGCCATGTCGACGCTCCGTTCGTCGGCTGCTCCCGGGGCTGCGTGGCCCGCGGCTCCGGGAGCTCGTGCAATTGCAGGCTACTCCTGCGGGATAGGCGGTATAGGTCGTATACGCCGTCTCGTCTCGCGTGTCTCGATAGGCCCACTTAGCGTCCCGATCATGAGATGGGAGCCCGAGGTGCCGCGCTGGCGGCAGGTGTACGCCGTCCTGGAGGAGCGGGTCGCGGACGGCACCTACCCGCCCGGCGGCCGGCTCCCCTCGGGCATGGCGATCTGCGACGAGTTCGGGATCAGCCAGGTGACGGCGAAGCGCGTGCTGAAGGAGCTGCGGCAGGCGGGCCTGGCGGAGATGCAGCCCGGCATCGGCACGTTCGTCACGGAACTCCCCCAGCCGCCCGGCTCATAGCCCGCTGTCAGACCCGACTCGTAGACTTCCGGCATGTTCCCCACCTCGTCGCTGTGGAGGCCTGTGCGCCCGTCTGCCGTGGTGAATGAGGAGATCCGCGCGCTGGTCGTGGCGTGCGGCGGCTGGCTGTACGGGCCGTCGCGGGCCCGGTATGAGGAGCTCGTCGCGGAGTGGACGCTCGCGGTCGCCGCCGAGCGGGTCGACGTCGTCGAAGCGGCCTGACAGCCGCGCGCCCCGCCGGGCATCACACCAGCGGGGCGCATTCCGAGCGGCTGCACGCGCCATCAGACGCGAACAACGATGCGAACAGTCTACGAGCCGCCACCGACAACGCCGGGGCGCGGCGGCTACAGCCCGATGTCCTCGGATGCGGCATCGGTCCACTTGTCGGCTTCGCGGATGTATCCCCAGAACGCGGGGCTGTTGGCAGCATGCCCGGACTGGGCACGGATCTTCTCCTCGCGCTTCCCTGCGACGCGGCTGGCGGTGATGAACCCGGCCCGCATGCTGTGGCCCGTCAGCCGGACGGCGAGGCCGGCGCGTTCGGCGTTGCGGGCGATGATCTCGCGGACGGCTTCGGGTGTGAGGTGGCCTGTGCCGAGGTTGCCCCAGGTGTTGATGGCGACGAAGGCGGGTCCGGTGTCGATTCCGGCTGCAGCTTTCCAGGTGAGCCAGGCGCGGACGGGGCAGGTGTCGGGGTTCTTGCCGTAGGCGACGGCGACGTTGCGCGGGGGGCGGCCCTTCACGGCGGGTACGTCGACGGTGAGGCCCTTACTGCCGATGGTGATGCCGTTGGCGCGGAGGGCGGCGACTTCGGCGGAGCGTCCGGCGATGGCAAAGGCGAGGAGCCAGAGGGCGCGGTCGCGGAGCCCTGCGAGTCCGGCCGGGACGGCGGCGGCCATCTGCCGGAGCTGCTCGGGGGTGACGGCGGCGGCCTTGCCCCGGCCGCGCGCCATCCGTTCGGGGTCATGCTTGAGCGGCTTGAGTGCTTGCCGTGCGGCGACGGTGGCGGCTTTCGCGACTTCCACGCCCAGCCCTCTCGCGGTGACGGTGACGCCGGTGATCCGCCGGTCGATCGATGTGGGTGCGGCGAGCTTGATGGTGTCGAGCCAGACGACGAACCCGACGAGGTTGCCTCTGCTCACTGCGGTCGACGGCATGCGGTGGCCGGTCCGTTCGGCGAGCCAGTCGTGGAACTCCTCCCACAACGCCCAGTCGTTGGCGTATCCGCGCTTGGTGTTGTTGGGGATGATCCTGTCGAGGTGCTCGTCGGCGGCCTTCTCCATGGCGTGCAGGACGGCGAGCGTCGCCGCGTCGTAGACGGCGGGGGCGGCGTCCGGCTGGAGCGGGGTGAGATTCGTCATCCGTCATCCCCGGACCGATAGTCGGGGTCGAAGACTCCCGGGATCGCGCCGTAACTCTCCTTGCGGATGCGGTCGATCTCGTCCGTGTACAGCTCGGTGGCGCGTTTCACCTGAAGCCACAGTTCGTAGAGGGGTGTGCCTTCCCGGGGTGCCCACTCGTCGAGGACATCGCGGACGGCCTGGACGCGGGAGCCCTGCAAGTCTCCAATGCGGGCGTCGAGGTGGTGCTGCTTCAGCTCCGCGTTCTTGCCTTCGAGCAACGAGAGCAGGACAGGGGGCAGCTGGCTCATGCGTTCTCCTTGGGGTCGATGAAGCTGGCGGCGTTGAGGGCCGACAGCATGCAGACGTTGCCGGGCTTCTTGGGGTCGTGGTCGGCCCATGCCGCGCGGATCTTCTCGGCGAGACCGTGGGTGTAGTCATCCAGAACAGCGTTGGCGCGGGCCGTACTCAAACCGGCTTGGCACAGGTAGGCGATGAGCCGTGCTCGGGAGTCATCAGGCATGTCCTATTGTACCGTTTTCGCGCCCGCGATATGGCATGTTATCGCGGGTAGTTGAGGGCCCGGACACAGCAGAACGCCCCCACCGCCGAAGCGGTGGGGGCGTTGTCAGTCTTCGTCGTCGGGTTCGCGTGGCGGGAGGTCGGGTTCGCGGAACGGGCGCGGCGACAGCCAGAACGGCGGCTCGTCGTCGTCGGCCGCGGTCACGTCTTGGCCTTCGGGGTGGGCGGGGCGGTCGCCTTGCCGAGCGCGACCAGCGACCCGGTGTCGGCGGCGCCGTCCTGGCGGCGCGGCGGCACCGGCTGCGGGGTGGGTGCAGGCATATCAGACTCCAGTTCGGTTGTACTCGTCCACCAGAGGGTGCGGCGGCTCCGGATCTATGCCGGCGTCCACCATCTGCCGGCGCCACCGGTCCATCGTCCACGAGCACGCGCGCAGGATCGACTCCACCCGCGACAGCCTCCCCCGCAGCGCGCCGTTCTCCTCGTCGACCCGCGTCACCGTCGCCTGCAGCACCGCCAGATCCCCCGCCTTCGCCGCGGGTGCGGCCTGGATCGCGGCGGCGGCGCGCGTGCCCCGGTACGTGAACCAGCCGGTCACGCCGACACCGATCAGCGTGATGCCCGCCCCGACCAGTCCCCAGATTCCGTTCACCCGGGTCTCCCCTCAGCCGCCTGGCCGAGGGTCCGGGGTGTTCCGGCATCAGGCGGGACTCGTGACGCGCACCAGATCACCCCACAGTGCGATGTGATGTACCAGCCGAACAGCCACAGCCCGCGCGGGTAGTCGCCGAGGATCCCCGCCCAGCCGTAGGTGAACGCCCACGCCGCGGGCGGGATGCTCGCGGCGACGAAGCCGAGGCCGTCGCGGCCGAAGCGCAGCCAGGCGGAGCAGAACGTGGCGGTGCCGCACACGATCCACACCCAGGCCCAGCAGTGGATGGGGGCCCAGCGGGTGAGCATGCCGAGGCCCTGGGTGATGGCGGGCGGCTCGAAGATGAAGCTGGCGCCGAAGCAGATTTTGCCGAGGCCCATGAAGACGAGGAACGGGCCGCGGCGGCCGAGGTGCCCGCTGAACCAGCGGAACACCCGGCGCGGCACTCAGACCCCCGCCGGCCCGGCCGGTGCCGACGGCGAGGACGGGGTGACCTGGACGCGGGTCAGCAAGGTGAGGGCCGCGAGGACCACAGTGTTGACGGCTCCGACGGTCTCTTGCGACACCTCGTACCCGAAGGCGGCCACGGCGGTCGCGCCGGCGGCGACGATGGCGGTGAAGGCCTGCGGGGCGACCGGTCGGGTCATGGCGGCGGCGATCCCGCCGAGGATCGCCGAGACGACGGCGACGGTGGCACCCGCCTGTTCGGCGGTCAGGCTCGTGACGCCGAGCGATACGACGAGTCCGAGGATCGCGGACAGCGTGTTCATGACGACGACGGGTTCTCTGCCGAAGATCTTCATGGTGGTCTCGATTCGTGTGTGGCTGGCGAGGGTGACGGCGGTCAGGCGAAGAGTCGCCGCCAGGTCTCGGGGCCGGGGTAGCCGTCGGCGTCGGGGCCGGTCCAGTGCTGTGCGCGCTGGAACGCTTCGACGGCGCGACGGTCTGACTCGGACCACTTCGGGCCGGGCCCGACGGTGTAGAAGCGGCCATAGCCCTTCTTCACCAGCTGCTTGCCGAGCTGGGTGACGTACTCGTTGTTGGCGCCCGCCTTGAAGTAGCTGGCACCCGGGTAGTACGGAACGCTCGGCTTGGGCGGCTGCGTGGCGGTCTTGCCGATGACGACGAGCTTCTGCCCGGGGTGCAGGGTGAACGGTTCCTCGAGGTCGTTCGCTGCGGCGAGGATCTTCCAGTCGACGCCGAGGGCGCGGCCGATGCTGGACAGGGTGTCGCCGTCCTTCACCGTGTACGTGTTCACGGGCGGCGGTGTGGTCGTGGCCCCCGGGCGGGGCGCGCCCTTCTGCACCCACGCGTACAGCGGGCCGCCTGGACAGTCGGTGGCGTAGCCGTCACGGTGGCCCTTGATCTCGTCTCCGGCGCCGTGCTGGCGGAGGAGTTCGATGCCGTCGCGTATCGCGTCGAGCATGGCGTCCGTCGGCTTGGTGAGACCCTCGCTGCCGACGAGCCCGACGATCGCGTAGTGCGCCTTGTTGAGGTCCTGGTTGCCGTTGGCGCCGGTGCGCTTGCCGATGCCGCGGCCCTCGAGGAGGTAGCCGTGCGGGCAGGCCGCGTAGTTGTAGGCGACGTCGGAGTAGTTCTCCTTCGTGTTCGCCAGGTGGGACTTGCGGATGGCCTTCCACTCGGCGATGCACGCGTTGTGGTCGGCGAGCAGCTTCGTGCTCACCTCGGTGCCCTCGTAGTGGACCTTGACGCCCTTCGTGGACGTCTGCGTCGGCGCGGCCGACGCGGGCCATCCGAGCTGGGCTCTGGTGACGAGCTTCATTGCGGGCTCCGGACATGACGAAGCCCCGGCCATCGGCTCGGGGCGGCGGGTGTGGGGCGGGTCAGGCGGCGGTGGGGGGAGGTGCCCCTTCCCGTATGCGGTCGATGAGCAGCGCGCCGTACTGCTTGTCGACGGTGATGTACTGCGTCGGCGTCAGGCCGGTGGTGCGGTGGGCGCTGGCCCGGAAGACGACGACCGCGCGGTCGCCGAGGGGCCAGTCGTCGGGGATCCGGAACATGCAGAAGATGTGACCCGGCATGTGGTGCATCGATCCGTTCGGGAGGATGTTCTCCCCGTTGAGGGGGCTGATCCGATCCCATTCGTCTGGCCGGAGCCCTTCGCCCGAGTCGACGTTGTAGATCCACGCGTGCCAGCCGATGCCGGTGACCTGGCCGATGTTGTTGGTCCACCGGCCGAACGCATGGACCTTGAGGTAGTCGCCCGCGTCGACGGGGACGACCTTACGGAGCATCGTCGCGTACAGGTCCGGGTCACCGGAGTTGACCTGTAGCTTCGTCGCGGTGACCTCGTCGGTGTAGTACGTGCCGAGCGTGACGGGGTTCGCGACGTCATAGATGGTCAGGTCGGGGAAGGACACTAGACCTCCTTAACGGTGAGGACGGCAGGGAAGGCCGCGCTGGCGGTGAGGTCGACGGTGCCGGAGCCGACGCCGGAGATGGTGAGGACCCAGGTGGTGGAGCCTGCGCCGGGCGTGTCCCAGCCGACGGCCGTGCAGGATTCGCCGGTGGCGCCTGCGGCGGAGAAGTGGACGCCGCCGCCGACCTGGGTGCCTGCGGTGGTGGTGCCGCGGCGGATGAGGAGGTCGATGCGGTCGTTGGCGAGGGTGGAGCGGACCAGGCCCGTCGCGCGCAGCCGGTAGTTCGTGGACGCCTTGGTGGTGAGGGTGACGGACAGGCCGGTGAGGATCTCGCCGGACGTGGTGCCCGATCCGGACGTGAGGACCGCGGAAGCCTCCTGCCGGGTGCTGATCTCGACCCAGGTGGAGCCGTTGTACAGGTACAGCCGGTCGGTGTCCTGGAGGTAGGACACCATGCCCTCGACGGGCGCGGTCGCGCCGGTGAGGGCCGCGGTCCGTGCGGTGGCGGACGCGAACCGCATGACGCTGCGGGAGACAATGCCGTTGGCGATGTTCTTCGCCAGCGTTTCCGCGCTCGGGGCGTCGGTGAGGGTCGCGACGGACACGCCCTGCCCGTAGTCGTCGGTCGTGGCCACGGGGCCTCCTAGAGCGTGGAGAAGCGGCAGTTGAGATTGATGAAGGTCACGGCGCCGGCAGGCAGGTTCACGAAGCGCACCTGGCCGAGGTTGTTGATGGTCAGCTGGCGGATGACGTTGCCGTTCATGACGGTGCCGAACATCTGCGTGGCTTTGGGGAAGTAGTCGGCCGATGGGAGGGTGAAGACGGCGCTCGTGCCCGAGACGGATGTGGCGCCGGTGCCGACCACTCCCTCGATGCTCACGTCGCCGTCGGGGTATCGCCGGTAGCGGGCCGCCTGGAATCCGCCGCCGAAGTTGGCCCAGGGTGCGGTCAGGGTGGGGGGCTGCCAGTCGTCGCCGGCCGTCGGAACCATGCGGCCGACGGCCACCCAGTTGCCGGTGGACGACTGGGTGATGCGGATGAGGTCGCCGACCAGGGGGGCTGCGTAGGTGGACTGCCGTCGGATGCTGGGGATGCCGTCGGCGTCGACGGTGCCGTCCGCGTTGACGGCGGTGACGGTGGCCTGCCGCCAGTCGCTGCCGCGCACCACGGGTGTCGACTGGCCGGTGCGGACCACCTTCCGGTCGACGGCGGCGGCGAGTTCGCGGTGGATGCCCTGTGCGGACTGGCCGCTCACGAGTCCTCCTTCGCCGCGATCGTGGAGATGGGGAAGTCGCCGCCGGTGTCCAGCGGCACGGTGAAGCTGGCGGCCTGGTGGAGTTCGCGGCTGCCGTCGGGGTGGATGGTCCGCAGGATGTCGCCGGCCTCGAGCGCAGGATTCGGCAGGCTGGCAAGGTCGCCGGACGCGTTCGGCGCCTTCGCCTGCAGCAGCTTGAGAGTGGCGGCGTTCGTACAGGCACCCGTCGAAATCAGGGTGGGCGAGCTGTAGAACGTCGGCCGGCGACCGAACGGGCCCGACCAGTACGTCGGCGACGTGGCGTCGCTGTCGACGACGAGCGCGGACACCGGCGCCACGGCGTCGGCGGTGTTCTCTCCCGCCGCCCGCACCCCGTTGTAGACGTTCGCGCTGGACATGGCGCGGCTGGCGCGGATGTAGACGCCGCCCTCCCCCGCCGCGACGTCCCAGACGGGGGCTGCGGTGGAGATGTCGGGGAGGGTGGTGATGGTGGCGGTGCCGTCGGGGCTGAAGTAGACGACGGCTCCGGCGGCGGCGGCGATCTCCTGGCAGGCGGCCCACGGGTCGGCCTGGATGTCGTAGACCTTCCGGCCGATGGGGATGTCGACGATCGTGGACACGACCTGCACGTCAGGCAGGGACCGCTGCACGATCGCGGTGATCGCGGTGACGACGGTCCCCGACGCCAGGTAGGGGACGGTGAACTTGTCGTCGGCGATGCACACGCTGAGGTCTTTGCCGCCGAGGGTGACGGGCCCGTCGTTGACGTCGCCGCCAACGTCGTCGAGCCGGAACAGGCCGAGCGGCACCAGTTCGCTGGTGCCGTCTCCGTAGTGGACGCCGCGGCTCACCCGCAGCCGCGCGCCATACGTGGCGAGCTGGTCCGACGGGACCCTCGGGATCAGCGTCGGGTCGTCGATGGTGACCGTGCAGGTGCGGTGGATGGCCGCAGCCCAGTCGACCTGAACGCTGCCGCCCGTGTGCGGGATGTCGAGGACGCGTCCGTCGGTGAGGAACAGCAGCACCTCGGTTGCGACCTGATGCGACTCGGCGAGGCGGGCAAGGAAACGGTCTGAGACCGGGTACACAAGACCGCCCCCTCACAGCCGCTGGTCGAGGAGTACGTCCTCCCACGTGGCGTAGGAGGTGAGCAGGTCCCCCCACGTCGAGAAGCTGGACAAGACGTCCTGCCAGGTGCGGGCGGTCGCCCCGTTCACGCCGACCGTGACCGGCATGTCCGCCTCCGTCAGCGGCAGCGTCCACTCCCGCCACTCCTCCGTCGCCAGCGTGCTGACGCGCGGCCGGGAGACGGGGCCGACGTTGACGTACACGTCGTCCTCGCCCATGCCCGGCGCCGACTGCCACAGCAAGACATTCCCGGAGGACAGCAGCCAGCGCAGCGCCTTGCGTTCCTCGTCGGAGCGCGTGAAGACGACGAGGGAGCCTTCCTGGCCACCGCGGCTGTCGGAGAGGACGACGGCGTTCTGCCGCCCGCGGACCTTGTGGGCGGTCTGCTCGATCGGATCCGACCAGTCCGGGGCCGTCTTCACCATGATCTGGAGGTTCCGCTGAGGGTTCCCCGGGTCCTTCAGCCAGGCGAAATTCACGTCCTCGACGTCGAGGGTGATCGTGTCCGAGGTGCGGGTGTAGGCCAGCACGCCGGCTGCCGTGTACACCTCGACGCGGTAGTAGACCGGCACCTCGAGCGGCGCCTCATGGTCCTCGATGATGAGCAGGTCGGATGTGATGACGTCCTGGTCGTACAGGCCCGTCGGCCCGCGGACCGGAGTGCGGGTGCCGTCGGGTGTCACCCGGTACACGCTGATCAGGTAGTCGACGGTCAGCTCCCGCAGCGTCAGCGTCGCGTAGGCCTCCGCGTCGTTCTCGGCGACCGCCGTGAGCGGGAGGACCTGCCAGAGGGCGGCGGAGTCCATCCACAGCGCGGACGTCACCGCGGAGGCGACACCGACGACTTCGACGGCTGCTTTCGCCGCGGTGGCCGGGGCGACCGAGTCCGTCGTCATCGCGAACCAGGACCCGCCGGGCAGCGAGTAGGAGGTGCCCGTGGACGCGCCCAAGTCGACGTTCGCCGCCGTGTACCAGCGGATTTTGACCGTGACAGACGTGTACGAGCCCGTGTTCAACTTGCAGACGATGACGGCCCGGAAGTTGAGGCCGACCGGGGACGGCACGGTGAAGATGCCGCTGCGCCATGTCGACGAGGTGGCGGTGGCCGTCGCGACGGCGAGGGAGTAGCTGCCCAGCCAGGAGGCGGTGCCCCACGGCGTGGACCGGGCGGCTGTCGCCACACCGGACACGACAGTCCAGCCGCCTGCGGACTGCTCGAAGCTGCCGTTGGCGTAGGGGATGACGGTGCCGGTGACGACCGGGATCACCGGCCGGATCACCGCCGTATCGACCCGGAGCACCTGCGCGGCCGTCGGGCTGTCCAGACCCACGGCGAGCGAGCACGTCGCCGCGGTGGCCGGGGCGATGTCCGACACGTACTGCCGGTATGCGCCCGTGCCCGGTGCCGCCAGGATCGACTTCGTGGCTTGGACTTGGCTGCCGCCGGAGTCGTAGAAGCGGAGCTCCACCCAGGCGGTGGATCCGCTGGTGGGCGGGCTGAGGTAGATGTAGCCGAGATATTCGGCGCCGGGCGTCACCGCGGCCCGGTCGACGAGACGCATCGCCGCGTTCGCGGACGCCGTCACCGTCATCGTGGCCATGTGGCCGCCGCCGTAATACCAGTCCACCGGCCACGTCAGCGCGGGCACCGAGCGGGTGATGGTGCAGTTCGTCTCCACCGTCCACGACGTGACGTCGACCTCGGACGACTCGGTGTTGTAGCCGAACATGTTCGACGGGGACCGGATCGGGAGGCCTAGGTAGACGTTCTCGTAGAACGAGTTGACGTTGCTGGCGGCGGGCGTCGACGACAGCAGCACCTGCGCATACGTCGCCCCCGCCGGCGGCGTCCCGGCCACCGCGATCCGGTGCCAGGACGCCGAGGCGGCCGACGTCGTCAGCGACCAGGTGATGGAGACCTCGACGCCCGCGCCGGTCAGCCAGCGGATACCGATGCGTTCCGGCACCGTCGCGCCCGAGGCGTCCGCGAACGCCTCGTACAGCGTTCCGGCCGTCACCGGGTACGACGACAGCGTCCGCGCCTGCATCTCGCCGCTGGCCGACGACTTCACCGTCAGGACGCCGTCGCCGGACCGGCCGCCCGTGCCCTTGCTGAGCGCGCAGTTGAGCTTCGCCGTCCACCCGGAGATGGACGGATCCATGGACTCCGTCGCCGAGGAGAGGAAGTTCCCAGAGATCGCCATACGGGGAACCCCCTCAGCTCGCGTTGATGACGCGGATCAGCGCACGGTCGCGCTCCTGCACGCGCACGTCGATGAAGTCGGCGAGCGACTGGTCGCGGGTGTGGACTTCGACCACGATCGGCCGGCCGCCGTCCGCTGCCGACGACATGACCCGCCACTGGCTCGCCGTCAGCACGGCCTCCGGGCGGCCGGTGGCGTTCACCGTGGCCGTCACGCCCGGCTGCAGCCAGCCGCCGTTGTCGTACTTGCGGGGCTGGAGGCCCCAGTGCGACGTGAACAGGGAGGCGTTGTAGCCCCGGGCGCTCTTGCCGACGACGACGCCGTCGCCGCCTCTGCTCTCGACGTTGACGCCGTTCAGAGTGCCCGCCGTGTGACCGACGCCCGCGTTCGTGATGCCGATCATGAAGGGTGAGCGGGCGTTGCGGACCCAGCCGGCCGGGCCCGACGACCCGAACGCCCCGGTCGCCCACCGCCGGGAGTTCGGCCGCATCCCACGGATCACGTTCTCGATGGCGCCCATGAAGCCGGAGCAGTCGAAGCCGGCCGGGCCGACCCCGCCCCAGACGTAGGGCTTGCCGGCCTGGGCGCGCGCCCAGTTCAGGGCGGACGCGAAGCCGCCGCCTCCGATGCCGGCCGCCGACAGCTTCTTGTCGGCCTGCCCGGAGAACCCGAGGATCGAACTGATCATCCGCTTCGGGATGCCTGTGATCATCGTCCGGTACAGCGACGCCGAACCGGCGATCCTGTCGATGAGCGGCTTAACGACCTTGTTGAGGCCCGCCAGCGCGGACTCCTTGATGCCGTCCTTCAGCCACGACGCCCCGCTCTTCACAAGGTCGACGCCCTTCGACGCGGCACCCTTCACCCAGCCGAAGATGCCGCCGTCAGCGAACGCGGGCATGCCGCCGGACACCATGCGCCGGATCGCGCCGACGCCGCCCGAGCGGGCCGCCGCGTTCATCGAGTGCACGTAGCCCGGGCCGACCGCGCGCGTCCACTCCGGACGCATCACGGCCTCACCACCCGACAAGGCCGCCAGGTGCACGTCACGGCCCGGCGTGTACCCAGGCAGGACGCCGCCGGAAGCGAACTTGTACTCGGGGAGTTTCGGTGCCCCGAACACGCCCGCGACCTTGTTCCATACGCCGCGGATGCCGTTGTTGTACACCACGTCCACGACGTACTGGATCGGCGCCCTCGCGATCGCTTTGATCTTGTCCCAGGCCGTTTTGATGCCGGCCCGCGCCCCGTCGAAAGCGGCGACCGTCTTGTCCTTCAGAGTCGTCGCCCAGCCCGGGACCGTCCTGGTGAAGAAGGTGCCGATCGGGAACAGCACGTTCGTCTTGATCCACGACCAGCCCGCGCCGAAAGCGGACTGCACCTGACCCCAGTGCTTGATGATGTACACCGTCGCCAGGCCGAGAGGCCCCGTCAGCGCGCCGAACAGCCACGGCCAGTTCGCCTTGACCCACGACAGAGCCGTACCGAACGCGGCCGGAACCGTCTTGGTGAAGAACGACACGAACGGGCCGGCGAACCAGTTGTAGACCGCCAGGGCCACCGTCTTGATGCCCTGGAAGGCGGCCTGCACGATCGCGCGGAACGTCTCCGAGCGCTGGTAGGCGACGTACATTGCCGCGCTCAGGGCGACGATCGCGGTGATGACGAGGATGATCGGGTTGGCGTTCATGACCGCGTTGAACGCGGCCTGCGCGATCGTCGCTGCCTTCTGCACGGTTGTCCACGCCAGGATTGCGCCGCGGTAGATCGCGAAGACCGCGGTCACCGCGGCGGTGGCGATCTGCTGCGCCAGGATCGCAGCCGTGAATCCGCCCACGGCGATCGCGACCGGGATGAGCCAGGTGCCCATGTCCCGCAGCCAGCCCACGACCGCGACGCCACCCTTCCACAGGCTGACCAGCGCCGGAACGAGCGTGGCCGCCAGGGATGCGCCGACCAGACGGATCGGCGGCAGCAGAGCGTTGAAGCCGTGCGCGAGCACCGACACCGTGGGCAGCACTTGGCCGCCGATGAACTCGACGAACCCCTGCTTCAGGGTGCGGGTGAACACCTCGATCTCGTGGCTCGGCCCTGAGTGGATGGCCTGGCCTGCCTTGGCGGCTGCCCCGCCCACCTTGCCCAGCCCGGCCGCCGCGGACGACGGGTCCATCGCGAACAGGGCCTTGCCGAGGTCTTCGGCCTGCGTACCGAACAGCTGCGTCGCGATCTGTGCCTGTTTGACCGGGTCCTTGATGCCGCGGAGCTTGTCGAGGGTGAGGTCGAGGACGCCGTTCGCCGCCGAACCGCCCTTGGCGAACTTCTTGGCCATGTCGTCGGCGCTCAGGCCGAGCGCCTTGAAACCGTCCTTCGTGCTGTCCGAGCCGTCGATCGCACGGATCGAGAACTCTTTGATGGCATCCGCCGCGAGGTCGCCGTCCCGGGCCCCGGCCCTCAACGCCTGGTTGATGAGCCCGATCGCCGCAGGGCCGGCGACACCGGCCTTCCTGAACTGCGTCCCGTACTCGTTCAGCGTGTCCAGGAAGTCGCCGGCCTTGTCGGCGCCGGACTGAAAGCCTTTGGTGATGAGGTCAAACGCCTCGTCTGCGTTCCTCGCCAGGCCGGTGCGCAGCATCTGCGACACCGCGTTGGTCACGCCGCCGAGATCCTGCCCGAAGATGTTGGCCACATCGGACGCTTTGGTCGCGATGGCCTGCAGTTGCGCGTTCGTCGTCCCGGGCGGCGCCAGGCCGGCCTGCACGACGGACTTGATGGCCTCTGCCGCGTCCTGGAAGGACTCGGCGATCCCGGAGCTGTACAGCCTTCCGGCGACCTTGCCCTGCGCGGCGGCCACCTTGTCCGTGGTGCCCAACTGTGCCTGAAGCGTCGAGGTGACGTTGGCCTGCTCCATCGCCTCGCTGATGCCGGCGACGAGGAGAGCTCCCGCCGCGGCACCCGCGGCGGCGGCGCCCACCTTCAGCTTGTCCTTGAGGCCGCCGCCCGCGGCTTGACCGGCGTCGCCGCCCGCCGCTCCGGCCGGGCCGACGAGCTGGCGGCGCAGCTCGTCGGCGATGCCCCGAACTGAGGGAATGATGGCGATAGTTGCATAGCCCACGTTGGGCATACCCTCACCCCCTCTTCAGTTGTCAGGCCATCGCGCCTCGCAGGTCGCTCTTGACCTGATTGCAGTACAGGTGGGCGAGCTGGAGATTGCTGGGTTCGTGGCTGCCGCCGAGCGCTCGCGGCAGGACGTGATCAACGGATGCGCACCACTTGGCGTCGTCGGCACGCCGAATGTCCATGTCGACCGACTCATGGCAAATGCCGCAGAAGGCCCCGTCTCGAATCGCCAGCTGGCGAGCCGTCATTTTGTACTTGCTGTAGTCCTGCTTACACGGACGACAGAGTTTGGTCGATGCCTTCTTCCGCTGCCCACGCTTGCCTCGGGCAGTCAGGTCAATCGTCGTCCCGCAGAGGATGCACCCCACCGAACTCGGCACGCTGCCGCCATGCTTCACATGCAGTTGGCGACATGCCCAGGAGCAGAATCGGCGAAGCTCGCGGGTGCGTTCGTCGCTGCCGCACACGATGCACGGCTGGACCTCTGCCCATTTCCATTTGAAGGGCTTCGGGGCCTCGCCTGTCCGCTTCCACTGGTGGTAGTGGCTGGCGCACCACCCGCGCTTACGGACCGGTCCTTCGCACTCGTCGACTGAACATCGCGGCTTGCATCCCTCTGAGCAGTACTTCGGGTAGCTGTTCCCGCTGCGCTGTACCGGTTCACCGCAGCCGATGCACGTCGTGCGCGGTCCTGGGCGGCAGGTGGTGCAGTAGTGCTTTATCGAGGACACCGCGTTAGTTCGGAATACCGGGCTGCCGCAACCGTTGCATGGGCGGCTAGTCTGAACCATGTCAACCTCTCGCCAGGTTGGCCGTGCCCCGGGAGTGTTGACGCACTCGCCGGGGTCTCTGATTGTTCGTCAATCCTATCGACGCCCACGGACATCGTTAGGCGATGAGCCCGGTGGCGATGGCCTGCTCTCGCTCCCGTTTGCGGCGCCGAGCATCTTCGAGCCTCGCGGCGCGCTTCTCGCCCTTCTCGCCCCCGTCCGCCTGCTGCAGCCAGCGCCGCGGATACGGCTTGGGCGGCTTGATCTGCCGGGCCTTCTTCTCGTCGGCGTTCGCCACGCAGAAGTGGTAGTCGAGCGCGGCCAGTGCATCGAACACGTCGGCCAGCACTACCTCTTCGTGCGAGGGCTCGACGATGCCGCCGTTCAGCGCGGTACGCGTGGCCGAGGTGGGCGAGAGCCCGCGCACCAGACTGGACAGCTCCCGCCATGTGAGCTCGCCGGTGTACAGCTCCCGGAGGCGGACGCCGTACTCGCGCCGCAGGTCCGCCTCGACGGCTTGACCGTGCCTCCGGATCAGGTCCCGGAGGCTTCGGATTCCCCCGGCTGCATCCCGCAGTGCTTGCGGTACTCGGCGAACAGGGCCTTCATCTTGTACTGCGGGAACTTGACCTTGCGGAAGTCGGCGAAGTCGTCGCCGAGGGCGGCCTGGAAAATGCCGATCATCGCTCGGACTTCGCCGCCCTCGGCGGCCTCGACCAGCTCCCAGACGTTCAGGCCCTCCATGTGGGCGAACTCCCACCGGCGCCCGTCGAAGTGGACCCTGAACGGAGTCAGGTCCACCTCGGCCTTGACGGCGTCGAGATTGAAGTCGAACGGCTTGTCGTCGGCCGGCTTGGCTGTCGCGGTTCGGGTGGTCATGGCCTACTCGCTTTCGTGGCGCGGTTCGGGCTTGATGATCTGTACGGCTTCGGCCATCAGCGTGAGGCGCACGGTGCTGACGCCGGCAGGGTCGAGGCCGATCTCCATCGGCTGCGTGGCGACGAGCCACGGGAACGGCTCGCCGTCGACGACGATCGCGCCGCCCGGCTGGATGACGATCTCCTTGGCCAGCTGCGGCTCACGCTCGGCCCCTCTCGGGGATCCGCTGGCGGCCTCGTGGAGCAGGACGGCAACGACCCTGCTGCGCTGGTCGCGCGGAAGGGCCTCGCCGTCCCGGATGAGTCCGAGCTCAACGGCTTTCGCCGTGATGTCCTGCTCGCTGAACTGGACTTGCATGTCGCGGCTCCTCGCGGTTCGACGTCGTGCACCGGGGCGCGGCCGAACCGCGACAGAACACCCGCGCCCCGGCGGTCATCAGGCGGTGACGGTGACCGCGCAGGTGTCGTTCTGCCCGTTGTAGGTCGCCGTCACCGTGGCAGTGCCCGGGTCGACGCCGGTCACGAAACCGGCCGAGACCGTGGCATCCGCCGGCGACGAGGACACCCACGACGCCAGGGCCGTCACGTCCTGGGTGGTCGCGTCGTCGAAGTGCGCGGTCGCCGTCAGCGCGCCGATCTCGCCGTCGGCGATCGTCAGCGTCGACGGGGCGACCACCAGGCTGGTCAGGATCGGCGTGGTCTGCCGGTTGAACAGCACGCCGCCGCCCGTGGGGTAGATCGTCGCGGCGAACGTCATCGACTCGAGGTCGGCTTCGTTCTCGCCGTGGTCGCCGTCGAGGCTGACCTCGGCGTAGTTCGCTGTGATCAGGCGGCGGACCTTGTCGCCCTCGCGGGTCTCGAACGCGACCAGCACCTTCGCCGGCCTCGGCACGACGACCTGCGTGGCCGAGGACCCGGGCCACAGCAGCGAGTACGTGGTGTCGTTGTCCTCGAGCGCGGTGAAGGACTTGGTCAGCTTGAAGTGGTTGCGGCTGGTGCGGACGAGGATGCCGCCCCAGGCGAACTTGTCGTCGGTGTCCTCGTCGCGGGACTCGGGGAATCCCTCGTCGCCGTCGAGCAGGCCGACGAGGTCCCAGTCCACGCCGAACGGCGTGTCCGCGTCGGCGGGCAGGGTCGCGGACAGGTTGGTCGAGATGTAGACGTCCGCGTCCGTCCACAGATTTGCCTTCAGCGGGTCGCCGGCCACGGCGTCCTCCTCTTCTCAGGTGCAGGGGTTGGGCGTCGCGATTCGGCGTGCAGGGGTCAGGCGGACAAAGGCTGCGGTCTGACGTTGGCGATCACCGTGAATGTCGACAGGTCGACGCCGCTCTGATCGTCGACCGCAGGGATCGGGCCGGTAGCAGGGCGGGCGCCGCGGATGACGGACCCGGAGTGCACCAGCAGCAGCGCCTGGCAGAGCATCGCCAGATCGTGAGCCTGGTCTGCGTCCGCGTGCCACACGGTGACGCGCAGCGTGCAGCGGGAGTTCGCCATTGCAGGGTGCGGCAGGTCTGCGTCCTTGCGGACCAGGACATACGGCAGGTGCGGCGTCTCCGGGGACCGGTCGCCCGGCACCCGGGTGCCGACCATCACCCCGGCCACGAAAGGCTCGGCCCGCCCGGACAGCGCCGCGCGCAGCGCCCCCGCCCCGGAGGCCTGCACGTCCCCGAAGACGACCAGCGGCTTCACCGCTGCCACGCCCTGACCTCGAGGCCGGCGAACCCGGCCGCGCGGGTGAGGATTCCGTCTCGGGCCTGCCACGCCATGGCGCGCGCGTCGGCGACGACGACCGTCGCGGCGCCGCGGTCCGTGGTGTACTTGCGGACCTCGATCGGCGTGCCGCCGGGGACGAGGACCTTGACGTTGTCGGCGACCTCCTGCGCTTTGCCGTCGATGAGCTCTCGCACCTCGGGGCCGCGCAGGATCTCCCGGACACCGGCCGAGTCGAGACGGAAGCTGGTCAGCATGTGCGCCTCCTATCCGGTGACGCGTTTCATCTCGAACTCGATGTGGTGCACGGCGTCGGCGAACAGTTCGGGCCAGCGGGCGACTTCGCCGTCCACCTCGAGCGTCATGCCGTCCCATTCGATACGGTCGTCGAAGTGGATGTCCGGGTTCGTGCCCTCGGCGGACTGCACATGCCAGCCCGTGACGACCGCGTTGCGGTCCTCGTCCACGATCTCCGTCTGAACGCTGGGCTGGATGTTCACCTGAACGACCGTCAGCCGGGACGCGGCTCCCGGTGACCAGTCCTTGACCGTGTTGCCGCCGCGGTCCGTGCGCTCGCCCGCGCGGACCCGCACCAGGGACTGGTTGAACATCATCACAGGTCGCTCCCGGTGCGGACCTTGTACCGGGCCACAGCCTTCGACCACTGGTCGGAGACACCGACTGCGGCCGTCGCCCCGAACGTGACCGACTGGCCGCCGACCGCCCTCGACTGCACGCCCGGAACCACCACGAACATGGTGCGCGCCTGGTCGATGACCGCCTCCTGCACGTCCTGCGGGATGTCGTCCAGCGTCAGGCCGAAACCGTGGCTGTACACCACGTCGACGCAGCGCAGGCGGTCCGGCCAGCGCAGGCAGCCCAGGCGCCGCAGCATGCCGGCCTCGGACCACTCGTAATCCGTGCCCTCGGCCAGCGCCTCGCCGTCCAGCTCGACCGATGCCACGGCCGTCGTCGGCCACACCGGAAGGAGCAGCGACTCGCGGCCGTTGCCGTCCAGCGTCACCTCGTCGTCGACCACGAGATCCATCGGATGGCCGACCGCCCCGCGGAAGCGGCGCGTCGCCGCCCGCAGAGCGGCCAGCATCTTCGGCTCGTCGGCCTGCTGCCCGAGCCAGGTAGCGAGCTCTACCGGGTCGGCGAGGAACTCAATCGCCACCGCCCTCGCCACCCTTGCCGCGCGGCGCGCGGGCCTTGTTGGCGGCGCCGGTGCGGGCCTTGTTCGGGGACGACGGTACGGCCTTCTCCTCGGCCGGCGGCGCCGAGTCGACGAGGTCGTCGTCCGTGAGGCCGCGCAGCTCGGCGTCGGCGTCGTTGAGCTTGAGGACCGTCTCGTGGCCGGCCTCGGTCGTGAACCGGTACTTCTTCAGCGGACCGCCCACAGCGGCCACCTCCTGGATGGGGATGTCGACTGGGGTGACGTCCGAGGGCGGTCCGCACGCCGCGTGTTCCGCGCCGCACGGGCACCGCCCTCGAGCCGTCTGCCGGGTGAACAGAGTCACGGCGCCATCAGGCCTGCGGTGCGCAGAGCAGCGAGCAGCCCGTTCACCTTCGTGCGCAGCGCCAGGTAGTCCGCGCGCAGCGCGTCGTACTCGGCCTTCGTCGGGTTCGCGCCTGCCGCGACGACCGACGTGGCCGCGGCAGCATCGGTGACCGCGGCCGCCTGCTTGCCTTCGCGGGCCGCTCCCGCGCCCGGGTTCAGGTACGGCATGTCAGCCTCCTCAGGCGGTCAAGTCGATCTCGACGAACGCGTTCGGCTGGATCACGCCGAAGGCCGCGCGCATCTCGGCCAGGATCGCGACGAGGTTGCGGACGAAGAAGTCCAGGTGCGAGTCGGTCATCTGGATGGTGGCCTGCTCGCGGTCCCACAGGATCGCCTTGCGGAAGTCGCCGACGTAGCCGGTGCCCGCCGGGACAGCCTCGGTCTCGATGACCGGCAGGCCCCACAGGGTGCCCGCGCCGCCGGTGCTGCCGGGGCCGCCGAAGTAGTAGCGGGCCTCGTTGTCCTGGAGCAGGTCCAGGGTCTCGACGTCCGTGGGGTTGAGCAGGTACGCGTTGGCCATGGATCGACCGACAGTGCGGACCTTGGTCTTGGCCTTGCGGGTGGTGGTCAGCGCGTTGGTGTCCCAGGCCTGCGCCTGGACGCCGGACACGGTGCCGAGGCCCTCGAAGTTCTCGCCCGTGTTGTCGCCCTGGATCATCTGATCCTCGAGCTCCTCCTCCAGGCCGTAACGGAGGAAGGCGTCGATCAGGGTACGGATCTGCGCGGCGTCCGACAGGGCCCGCTTGGTGACCGGCATCCAGTGCGCGATCGTCTTCACCGGAGTCGTGATCTTCGCCAGGGCGAGGCCGGACTCGGGCTTGTATCCGCCGCCCGCGTTGTTCACCAGCGCGCCCGCGCCGCCCGGGGCGGTCGGGGCCGCCGAGGACGTGGCCTCCGGGACCGGGGCGGCGTTGTTCGTCACCGAGGTGACGCGCACGTACTCCACCGTGTCCGACGTGGTCGTGCCGTTGGTGACGACGTCCCGCATCCGCAGTGGGCGCTGGAAGACGTCGATGCCGACCTGCAGGCCGCGGTAGTCGTTCTGGACGAAGGCGCCGCCGGAGGTGTCGGAGCCGCCGGTGACGAGGCTCTTGAACCCGACCATTTCGGACTGGACGCGCTGCTGCTTACCGAAGACCCCGTTCGGAGCCTGGGCCAGCAGTCCCTTGTACTCGGAGCTGTCGGTGAACTGCTCACCGAGGGACTTGCCGCGCTTGGGCAGTTCGAAGCCGGACGCCGTGCGGCGGGATCCGTCCTGCTCGGTCTTGGCGTTGAGGGCGATGTCGTCGCCGAGGTCGGCGAGCGTCTTCTTCAACTCGTCGTTGCCGCGAGCCTTCTCGATGTCGGCCTTCGCCTCGGTCGCCTTCGCCATGTGCTCGCGCAGCTGGGCGGCCTCTTCGGGCGTGAAGTCGCGGTCGCCGTCCTCCTCGGCCGTCTTCGTGATCTGCCGGGCCTCGAGGAGGTGGTGCTTCATGAGCTCCTTGAGCTCATCGATCTTGGGCATGGGGTCCTCATTCCGTGAGCGAGAGCTCCAGCTCCTTCAGCTGCAGCTCGGTGCGCAGACGGGCAGAGGCGGCGACGGCCTTGGCGGCACCCTCGTCGGGGGCTTCGCGGAGGTCCGGCGTGGTCTCGTCCTCGGTGCTGCTGGGGGTCTCGTCCATCGACTCCTGGGCGGGCAGGGCTTCGCCGGGCTGAGCGGGGGGCGTTTCGCCCGCGGCTGCCTCGGCGCCCGGCTGGCCGGACTCGACGGTCGTCTTCTTCTCCGCGGCGCCTGCCTTCTCGGGCTGCGCCGAATCGAGCACCTCACCGATCGCCGTGTACGCGGCCGTGAGGGACTCGAAGTTCTTCTGCGACAGGACACGTCCCGCCTTCGCTCCGCGCGCCAGCCCGAGAGCCTTGGCGGCGATCAGCTCGGTCTCCTGGTTCGCGCCCACCAGGCACGGCCCGACCTCGTGCAACTTCACGCGACGCAGCTCGTAGTAGCCGCCCCACGGATGCTCGTCGTCCGACACCCACGCGCCCTCGCCGACGTCGTAGGCGAAGGAGAACTGCGTGACCCGGCGCCCCTTCAGCAGGCGATACACCTGCGCGGCCGTCGGGTTCGTGTCCAGGTCGTCGATCTGCCCGGTGACCTCCAGGCCCTGCAAGGTCTCCGTCGCCTTCAGCACCGTGCCCACGTGCGCGAACGGGTCGCCCCAGGCGTGCGACCAGATCACGGGGATCGGGTCGCCCTTGGCCTGCCAGTCGGCGAGGGTGTCCGTGAACGCGCCCGGGCGGACGACGTCGCCCACCGAGTCCTCGTTGCCGAACACCGAAACCAGCGCCGTGAACTGCCCCTCGGCCAGCCCGTCGGCGACGCCCGCCGCCTTCACACGAGCCGTGAAGTCCTTCGTGCGCACGTCAGTCCTCCTTCGCGTAGTCGAGAGTGCAGTTGCAGTTGACGAGCTCGGCCGTCTTGCCGGAGCCGTCGCCGGGCCAGCGCAGCCCGTTGGAAAACACGTCGTCGAGACTCACGGCCTCGCCGTCCTGCGCCTTGTGCGACGGCCGCGGGTTCTTCCCGCCCGTCCGCCAGATCTTCTTGGTCAGGCCGGACGCCGAGGCCGCGTCGTGGCCGCCGAAGCTGCGCAGTTCCGTCGACGCCGTCGCAGCCCGCGCCACTGCGGCGGACACCCATGACGCGGCGGCGCCCTGAAGCGCTTCCCGCCAGCCGTCACCGCCCTCTTCCTGGACGCGCTCGACCGCCTTCCGGCCGGCCCCCTCGTGCTGCGCGGCGTGCGTCTGCGCAGCCGCGAGGATCCAGGCGAGCATCACCTCGGCCGACCAGTTCTCCGCATCCGGGTTGTGGGCCTCGAGGACTTCCCACGCGCCGAGCTGGGCCAGCTGGTAGCCGTGATCGGCGAGGAGCGCCTCGAGTTGCGCGAGCCGGTCCGAAGAGCCGGCCGCCCACAAGGCGAGCAGGTCCGGCATGCCGTCCGCTTTCGCGCCGGCCGCCGTCAGAAGCCGTTTCCCGGCCCGCTCGGTGAACTTCACCAGAGCTGTCTCGAACGCGTCCCGCTGACCCTGCAGAGTGCCCAGTTCAGCCGGCCTGCCGCTCTTGACCAGCGCCAGGCCGCGCGCTTTTGGGAGCCCCTCCGGCTCCGGGGCCGTATCCCGCGGCGACGCCAGGCCGCCCTCCGTGACATTCATCGGCGTGATCAGCGAGTCGCCGCCGTCGATGGCCGGCAGATTGTTGCGGGCCCGGGTCTCGTTGACCGTCATCCACGGCCGGCCCGTCGCCGTCGACGCCGCGACCGCCTGCTCCTCGAACGAGCCCCGCAGCTTCGAATCGATGTTGAACTCGCAGTACACGTCCCGGTTGTCGCCCGGCAGGTCCGGCAGGACCTGCGCGGCGATCTCCTGCTGCAGCATCACCATCCACGGACCGAGCGTGTCCTGATAGAGGTGGGCGTGCTGCTCCTTGATGTTGGAGTAGGTGGCGTGGTCGAGGATCCCGATCAGCGGCGGCGGGATGAAGTACGCCGCGGCGCACTCCTCGCGGGTCAGCTTGCGCGCCTCGATGTACTGCGCCTGCTCCGGGTTGAAGCCGACCGGCACATACTCCATGCCGTCCTCGAGGATCGGCGTGCCGCCCTCGGCGCCGCCGCCCGATGTGAACGTGCGCCACATCTCCCGGAAGCGCCGCTTCTCCGGCTCCCCCCACTCGGGCGCGTCCTCCGGGCGCTTCAGCACACCGGTCAGCCGCGCCCCGCTCTTCCACATCTGCGCCCGCTGCTTGGCCGCCTCCGACGACTCCAGCAGCAGCTCGCGCAGCGACTCGATCGGCGAGGAGCCGACCGTCAAGTTGTCGGGCGCGTAGCCGTGGACGTGGATGACCTCGTCCACGGCGAAGTCCCGGCCGCCCGCCGTCTCGTAGTACTCCGGCCTGATCCAGTTGCCGCCGTAGGGGCGGATCAACGAGGGCGGCACCGGAAGGATCCGCAGCTCCCCGTTCAGCTTCAGCTTGATCCCGAACCAGTCGTCGTACAGGGCGACATCCGAGACGATCCGCTCAACGAACCGGTACTGCGTCATGCCCGGCATCGGCTCCGCCAACAGCCGCGGCAGCGGATGATCCGTCAGCCGCTCCCGGTCCGTGTCGCTGATCCGTCGGAAGGTGTGGATGCCCAGCTGGGCGATGTTCCGGGCGAGGAAACCGATGACGGTCCGCACCTGCGGCTGCGTGCGCCAGATCGTTTCGTACTCCCACGGCGCCGCGGGCAGCGGCATCGCCGCGTACCCGGGCGTCACGCCGGCCCCGGTCACGGCGAGCTGGCCCGAGGAGACCACGAACGCCATCACCCACCACCCGCCAGGACCTGGGTGAACTCGACCTTCGACCGCTCGATGACGACCTCGCCGTCCACGCGCTGCGGCTGCCTGGCGGGCTCCAGCAGCTCAGCGTCCCGCAGAACCAGCAGCGGGCCGCGCTGCGCCCACAGCACCCCGGAGAACGCCTTGTCGGCCAGGTTGACCACGACCCGCTTACGTACCGCGGTGCGACGCCACGCGAACATGCGGCCTCCCTTCGGCCGCTACACGACCATGATTTCGCCCTCGTCGGCGTACCGGGACTTCCGCTGCGGAGGCCGTGCGACGACCTCGGCCATCGCCGTGGCCAGCGCAGACACGCCGTCGATCTTGTCTCCGCTGCTGGCCTTGTCCGGCTTCACGTTCCCGGCCGGGTCCATCGCGACCGCCAGGTTGTCGACACACCAGCGCGTCACCGGGTGCCCGCCGTGGCGCAGCGCCGGAGCTTCGGGCGTGCCGCCCAGCACGAGGCGCTGAATCTCCTTCAGGACCGGCGACATCGTCGCGAAGCCCTGCCGCACCTTCACCATCGGAGCCCGCTCGCTGACCAAGTCGTTCGTCAACTGGCTCGCGTTCCATGGGTCGTAGCCGATCGACTTCACCTTGAAGAAGTCCCGGTCGCGCCGGATCTGCTCCTTGATGAAGTCGTAGTCCGCGACGTTCCCCGGCGTCGCCACCAGGAAGCCCTCACGCACCCAGCGGGAAGCCGCCCCAGCCGTCCGCTTGTCCAGCGCCTTGAGGTTGTCCTCCGGCGTCCAAAAGCGCCACAGCGCATCCAAGGTGCCGGTCCGCTCATCGGGGAACAGCCAGCACAGCGCACACAGGTCCGAGGTGCTCGCCAGGTCGAGGCCGCCATACGCCTCCCGCCCCTTCAGCGCCCGCTCGTCGACCAGGCCGGCGTTCTCGTCCCAGTCCTCCAGGCGGATGAAGCGCGTGCTCTGCTTCGTCCGGATTCCCAGGTGTAGGCGCAGGTACTTCGCCAGGTCGGCCGGAGACTGCTGCGCCTCGGCCGCCGCACCCTTCAGATACGCCGCCGACGGACTGACCCCGTACCCAGGGTTGGCCTTGCGCTGCGTCTCCACCGAGAACGGATCGTCGCCCTCGTCCGCGCCCCACACCACGCCGTAGGTGTCCGGGTCGTGCAGCGAACGCCGCGCCAGCTGCTCGACGTATTGCCGGCGCCGGTCGTAGATGGACTCCTGCTTGCCCTCGTCCGCCGTCGTGATGATCACTACGAGAGGCTGACGCCTGGAGCCTGTACCCGTCTCGATCGTCTCGACGAGGTCCGGTGACTTGTGGACGTGCAGCTCGTCGATGATCCCGCCGTGCACGTTCGCGCCATGCAGCGCCTCCGCCACCGACGAGACGACCGTGAAGTACGAGCCGCTGGCCGGATGCGTGATCTTCTTCGTGAACGCCTTGACGTTCCCCTTCAGCGCCGGTGCCCGCTCCGCGATCGTCTTGATCGGGTCGAACGTGTACCGGGCCTGCTTCTCCGACGTCGCCGCCGCATACACCTGCGCGCCCGGCTCGCCGTCCGCCGCCATCAGATACACGGCGATGCCGCCGCTGAGCGTCGTCTTGCCGTTGCGTCGCGGCACGTCCACGTACAGCTTGCGGACGATCCGCACGTAGCCCTCGGCCTCGTCGTCCCAGCGGACCCAGCCGAACACCGGGGCGATGATGTACGCCACCTGCCACGGATCCGGATCCAGCGGCTTCCCAGCCCACTTGCCTTGCGTGTGCCGCAGCAGGTGGAACGACTTCAGCACCCGGTCCACCCGGTTCGGGTCGAACACCGCGCCCGGCGCCTCGCCCGGGCTCGGCGTCTGTACCTTCGGCGGACAGTCCGGCAGCGGAATGCCGCGGGATTTCATGTACCAGGCGACCTCGGCGCTGATGCCCAGCTCAGCCGGAGCCGGCGAACGGGTTCTCCTCGCCGCCATCGTCGCCCCCGCTTCGAGCCAGCGCCTGCTCCGTCGACGGGGTCAGCCCGAAATGCCCGGCCCACGAGCGGACTTCTCGGCCCGCCGCGCGCGCGATGGCCACCGCCGGATGCGCCAGCGTGCCCTGACGCGCCTCGATCGTCAGGCCCTCCCGCTGCACCGTCAGCGTCGCATCGACGAACACCGCCCACGCCTCGCAGTACGCGGCGAGCGCCGCCCGGTCCGACTCCTTCACCAGGTCCAGCCGCGACAGCTCCGGCATCACCCGCGCCCACTCCGCGGCGGCCTCCTCCGACAGCCAGTCGGGCGGCTCCGGCGGGACCCGCTTGAAGTCCGGACCCGTGTTGACCTTGCGCCCACCCGAGTCCCGCCCGGGCGCGCGACCGTCGATCAGCTTCAGCCCGGCCGGCTTCGAGGTACGGGGCACGACGATCACCCCCAGCCAGTCACATAGAGTTATCGCAGGTCAGAGGCCTATCCCCTGGTCAGCGTAGTGAGCGCGCACCCCCGGAGT